CAGCGATTTTAGAAATTATCTAATGAAACCCAGCGATTTTAGAAATTATCTAATGAAACCCAGCGATTTTAGAAATTATTCGGCTTTCAGCGTCCGAATTAGAAATTATCTAATCAACATAGTCACCTCGTTAGAAATTATCTAATCAACATAGTCACCTCGTTAGAAATTATCTAATCAACATAGTCACCTCGTTAGATAATATTCAATTCAGGTATCATAAAAATACAGCGCTTGCATAATTATTCACGTAAACACCCTGCGAATGCATAATTATGCATAGCTATTCATTAGATAAAATCTAACAAAACACCGAAATTTTTAGCGTTTTTCCAGTCTAGCCCGGAAAAACCCAGTAAAATCAAGGACTTACAACGATAGATTTTGTCAATCGACGGTGTATAGGATTAATAGGAAAAACCTAATTTGCATAATTATGCAGTTTTCAGTACACCTCATTGCATAATTATGCAGTTTTCAGTACACCTCGTTGCATAATTATGCAATCGTACAAAAAATAGCCAAACATTTTTAATTTATAGCGTTCCCGTTTTGATTTTTGCTATCCTGCGAAACGACACGAAAAAACAAATTTTCTAACCACGGAAAATCACAAATCTTGTCACTTTTAACATTTTTAATTTATCGTCGACCTGTTGATTTTGTACATTTTTTGTACAGTTTGGGAAGCTAAATGGGAAGCTAAATGGGTCGACGATAAATTAAAAATGTTTGAATGCGATCAAAAAAAATAAAAGGCGAAAAGACTAAAAAACCTATATATATTAATAATTTATAATAATTATATATATATGGTCGCATCGGGTCTAAAGTCGCCATAATCTTCAAATTTTATCGTCGACCTAAAATGCCTGCAGTTTTAGAGGAGAGACCTTTTGGCGGGTTTTTTATGTTTTTCGCCGTGAGTGACAGCGAAATTTTTTATGTCACATTTTGGAATCTTTTTAATTTATCGTACCAGCGACTCTTTCCAGACCCCCTCTCCTCTAAAACTGCGGGCATTACAGGTCGACGATAAATTAAAAATGTTTCAAGTCCTTGATTTAATTGAGTTTTCTCGCAAAAAACATCATTTTTTGACGTATTTTTTGCGCCTTTTTAGCTTCCCATTTTTATATTTTTCGCAGGAAACGGTGTTTTTTGCGGATTTTCGCTGAAATACTGTATATTCATATAGCACTAGTCTCCGTGTGAACGTTCGTTCATTTTTATTTGATTCGCAAATCACAACAACTTTTTTGTGCGCCACGTTAATTCTGACCTAAAAATAGCTGGGGGGGTATTGCCTAAAACTTACTTTTTACGTATTGAACAGAAAAACGCATTGGTTTTAAATTTTGTTCATGTTTTTTATATTTTGGATGAAAAAGATTAATGAATAACACTCGCACTTTTGCCACCCTCTCGCAGTTGTTCAAAAATTAAGCGAACAGTAGATTTTTTAGAATATAGTTTGACAGTAGATAAAAAAGTAGTACAATGAGCACATCAAGACAAGGGGAGCGACGAAGTCGCTACACAATATATAGCCTTAGATTGAATTGCTCTTTAACAATTAGGAATAAAAAGAAACAAGCAGACAAGTAGAAAGCTATGTTCGCAGTTATGAGATGCTGTGTAGCTTTTTCTATAAGTAAATTTTTCAAAAGTCGTGTCATTCTGGCTAGTTATGAGATAGTTAGTCTTGCACGGCTTTTTATAAAATTTATTTTCAGCAATACAAACAAAAGAGAGGTGAACAAACAATGCTTAAATATTTATCCCCATTTTTAGTCATCGCAGGGCTGGCGTTTATCGGGGTGCAGGCGATGGATAAGGAGTGGTTAGCGGGCTATGAGAAAAACACGGGTAATCATGCTAGATTTGCAAATAGCGCTGACGAGTGTCGCAGTAATGAACATTTTGATAGTCGGTATGGACTGTGCGTAAAGATGCGTGAGTTCACAACAGATGACAACTTATAAATAGAACATAAAATAGTAGGAGAATTTAGAATGGGTGCTTGTAATTTTTCGACACAGACAAAAAGTTTAACCGTCGGTATTGTTCCAGTAGACGAAGGTGAAGAACAGATTGAAGAATATCAATATTTCGAAGCTTTGGCGGATCGATTTGTGAAGAATGTTAATGAATTTATCAACTATGAAAATCCGATCTCTTACCTAACGGACGAAATTTTTAATGTAAAGATGGAATACGGCTACTATGAAGGCTTCCAGCTTTACGTGGAAGATTTAGACGGGGAGATGGGTGAAAATGCGCTAGATTATTACCGCGAAGAACTAGCGCAAGAAGGCGTAGACGTTGCGCAGATTAAAACACAACTTAGCAAGCTGTGGGACACGGTGCAATTTCTTCTAATAGACTTTACCAAACGTGCAGACTTAGGCATAACCGCAGGCGGATACCGTGGTGGCGTGCAGTTTGATAAGGTGGATCAAGTGTGGAACGAATACAAGTCGGATTCCGATCCTGAAATGCTGAAAGGCTATGAAGCAGACTTATTCTAAACGGGGGTAATTTTGAAATGAAACTAAAATATATTGTAGCGGTAGAGCGCAATAACTTAGCTGAGCAAGACGAAGTAAGACTACTTGACATGGACGGCACGGAGTACGTCAATGAACAACTATTCAAAGGGCACTTAAAAGATTCAATCGCAGACAGGGAAGGTAAGGTGAACGTAATTATGGGTACATTTCCTGACTGGGTGCGCCACGCACGTGGAAACGTGGACTTTGAAACTAAAGATTACGTGATTATTAATGTAGAAATTAATTATTAAACAGAACATAAGGATAAGGCATTATGAAAACAATTAACTTTGAAAAATACAACTTAAACGATGACAAAATTTTCTCTGCGATGGGAGAGATGTTTAACGCTCGCATTGAATCAGCAGAAGGGGAGTATGGGTGCGATCTACATAATCACCTATTTAATGAAGAACAAACATTTATCCATGACAATGAAGCGGAAGAAGCCTGTGATAGTGTCGGTACGTGGAGTGCGATTAGATTAGTGAACACCTATGAGAATGATAATTTTGGTGAAGTAACGACAGGTATTGAACCTTGTAGAATTGCCAATATGTTGGTCTATATTTACGGAGAATACTTACTTAATCAGGTCGCATATTTACAAGGCGACAAGTGGGACGAAAAATTAACCGAAGAAGACTTGAGCATTATTGTAGAGCAGGTTGAAGAATGGTTAGAGCTTAATTTACCGACGGAGTCGGATCGTTATAGTAAACGAGAGTTCGACGTTCAAGTGTGGGGCTGTTACGTGGCTTATTAAGAGGGTAGCAGAAATGATGAGATTAGGCTTAGATGAGATTAGGCTTAGATGAGATTAGGCTTAGATGAGATTTTAAACGCCATTGCATGGCAGGGCTTAGAGCGAGCCGTGTTCATGCACCTTTTTAGAAACAGCGATAGGCTGCACCGACAGCTTTCGCCAGATGATCGTGTAGAAGTATTTGCGGAGATCTTACCGGGAAAAGGTGATATTGACAAAGAGTTGTTACGTGGTCTAGAAAATGACTACGACGTAGATTTAGTGAAGATTTTGACTGAAGAAGAAAATAATAGGGGTAACAAATGAGCCACATCGATGATAGATTCACGGAGTTTTTAATAAAAGACGACGGTAACGAAGTAATTACGAGTTTCTACGCTGGCACAGACGAAGAAGGTAGGTTTGTACTAGAAGGCGACAGATTTAGCTTAGACCGAGAAGATACGTTGAAGTTGATACAGTGGTTGGAAGAATGGAATAACGCAAGCAAAGAGGAGAATTAATTATGAAACCATTTAATTTAGAAAAAGCCTTGGCAGGTGCGCCAGTACAATTAAGAGACGGAAGAAAAGCGAAGCTGATTTTTAAAGTACCCGATGAATTGGTTTTTAGTGGTGGGTTGAGACCAGAGTATCCATTATTAGGCTTCATTTATAAGCACAACGGTGAACTTCACCACGTTAAGGAGTACTGGTCGCTAGATGGTGGATATATGTTAGGTAGCGACGAGGACGAACTTGATATCGTTGGGTTATGGGAAGAATCGCTTGAGGATACAATTAGAAAGGCTTATAGAGATGGGCTACCACTAAGAACACGCTCAGGAGAAAAAGTCTACATTGTTCAGATTTCAGAAAGCGATAACCCACTGATTAGAGGCCTACCAGTTTTCGGTGTAATGAGTGATATAGCGTCGCATCGTTGGGGATTAGAAGGTAATTACTTAGACAATGATACGCAGTCGCATAATGACCTTGTTGGGCTATGGGGAGAAGAGGAGAATTAATTATGAACGGGATCGAATTATTACAAATACTAATCAACTTATACAACGAAGTTGTGATGAATGGCGTAAAAAGTGATAGCTGGACGACTAAGTTAGATAGTCTAAACCTAGCAGATAGTGAGTTCGTTATCAATGAAGACGAAGCGATCCGACAAGAGTTCTTGGAATGGGTTGCGATGAAACACACCGACCTGGTAAACGTCCCAAGCGTTGGATATATCATGGAAAGTGCGTTACTGATGGCAATGCATAATGACGCTAAACACCATGGCAAAAATGAAGAAACAGCGCTAGAAGAGCTTGCCAAGAAAGAATTAACCATGATGCTTGAATCAGACAAATTCGCAAGATTAGACAAGGCGTACAAAGCTTTGTGTGATGTGTGTTTCGAGACAACTATAAAACTTGCGCGATTTAGCGCCCTGTCAGAACTACGCGATGCGGTGAAAGACTGGTCACAAGATAGTGGGCTAATTGATACTGATATACGGTAGAGGTGGGATTGTGATCTATATACATAGCTATGTGCCTTTTACACACGGGGAGAAAAATGGGTGCGCGATGATTTTGTATAACACCTATTCTCGTAGTTTTGTAGCTACTATAAGTGAACCCGAGGGTGATACAATAACCAAAGGCGAATTCTTCGATGTTACGTCTGCAGAACTTTGGCTAAATCAATATTTGAAAGAACATAAAGTAGAGGTGAAAGAATGAAAGAGGTTAAATTATTAAAAACCGTAAAGGCTTAATGGAAGATGACGATTTCGCAAAGGCTGTAATTGAGCAGGTGCGACTTGAACTAGCAGACGATCCATACCAGGCGGAAGGATTTTCTGATTGGTGGTCATTATCAGTAGAAATCCAAGGGAGAGTTGTAGATATAAACGCTTACAGCGGAATCTATGCAGATGAAGAAGGGTTGCATTTTACAATTTATGCAACGATTGAAAGTGGAGACGTAACAATTAGTACTGACGTTGGCACTATACTTGGACGTGCAGACGTGACAAGCGAAGAAGATGCAATCGAACTATTCGGAGAAGGAGTAACAGAATGCGTGTGGAATTAAACGAAAAATTACAAGAGAAATTACAAGCAATCGCCCAGTTGATGAAGACAGAAAAGCGTGTGCCACAGACGGCATACTTCCCTTTTATTGTGTGTTTTGAGTGGGTGAACCCGTTTGGAATGCTGGTCAAAAGCGAAGTGCAGAAAAAGCGTGTGCTTCTGTGTGAAGCTTACAACACGTACTTACAGGCAGATGGTAGCGGTAGCTTTGAAGAAGTACAGAAACGCTTAGATGAACTGCTAATTGAGCTTGATAACTATGCTTTCGTTGATATTACAGAAGAAGCAAAGTCGAAGTTAGATAAAAACAAAGTGCAGTTATCGGCATTTATGAATGCAACATACAAGAAGAAAAGTAGAGGTGAGTAAAAATGAGTTTTAAAACGAATAATGAATTAGTGTCTGGTAAAGACGGCTTAGAGAAAGTTTTGCAGGTAGTAATGAAGTGTTTAGTTGAAGGTGCTTTGAGCATTAAGCTTACACAAGAAGCCACAATCGCCATGAATGAACGATTTAGGGAAAAGCCTACAGAAGAAGAACACGATAACACACTCGTGTTGTTTACACTTCCTAACGGTGTATCCACCGCATCAATTTATGCCATTGTAGACGAATGGTTAGAACCAGAAGTACTTAATTTTGTAGAAAAACATGGGGAGTTTAGTCCATATACAATTATCAAGCACTTTGTAAGTAAGATAGATAAAATTCAAGTAGAGGTAATTTAGTATGAAAAAATTTAATGCAGAAGAAGCACTAAAAGGTGCACCAGTAAAATTAAGAAACGGACAAAAAGCTTATATTGAAAAGTACAATGAAGGAGCAGTATTTGTCTACTCTGGGTACGTCGATGATGAAAATGAGACCATTACTTCTTGGACGAAGGAAGGCACGGAGTATTGTTTTATCGAATCGCAACGCGACATAATTAGTATGTGGCAGGAAGAAGATGAAGATTCGGTTATAGAAGATGACACAAAAGATAACTTGGAAGCTGGTCAAGTCACGGAAGAAAATATTTTTGAAAAAGCGTTAGATAAAAACTTACCTTTACGACATACAACGCAAAGAGCTGACGTACCTAATTTTTATTGTATTGCAAAAACACGTGATGGAGATTATATATTAGAACGTGAAAACAGAGGGACTAAGCTTATCGCTAGATTGTCTAGTTTAACGGAAGATCTTGATTGGTACATTGTTGAACCAGCAAGACCAGTAGGATCTATTCCGAAAGCATTTATTCCTAAAGTTGGCGAAGCGTTTTGGTATGTTAGCCCCACTTATCACCCGTTCGTAAGACATAAGGTATACAAGGAAGACGAGCAAAATATTATTGACGCGGCAACAAATGGCGTTGCATTCCGAACAAAAGAAGACGCTATACAGATGCTATTGTTCCTTAAACAAAATATTGAATGTAACAAAGAAGAAAAGTAGAGGTGATTTAAGATGGAAAAAATTTACTTCGGATTAGCACTAAGAGGTGCACCTGTAAAATTAAGAAACGGACTTAAGGCTTACGTAGACAGCTGCGATCTTGAATGTGTGTTTGCCTACGGTGGGTACGTAGAAGGGGAAGATGGTCGTAGAACTTGGACTAAACAAGGAACTGAATATTGTAGCTTAACATCTTCGCACGACATAGTATCAATGTGGGAAGACCATGGGTCGGAAACTAGCCCAGAAGCTAGCCCAGAAGCAGAGGAAAATATTTTCGAAAAAGCGCTAAAAGGAAAATTGCCGTTGCGCTACACAATTTTAAATGACAATGTCAGCGACGTTTATTGCATCGCCAAGACATCAGATGGTGACTATATTATTGAACGAGAAGATAACGGCACAACCTACATGTCGAAGCTATCAGACTTTGAGAATGACCTTAACTGGTACATCGCTGAACATAAATTACCTAAAGCGTTTATCCCAGAAGAAAATGAAGAGTTCTGGTTTATTCATACAATGAAAAACAAAACGGTTGCCTATGCAAGCTATTGTGGCAACGATGTTTACTACAATGGGCTGGCGAGTGCTGGATTGGCTTTCCGCACAAAAGAAGAAGCAACACAGGCATTGCGTTTCTTAAGAAGCAACATCGAGGTAGACGATGGCAAAGAGCAAAAATAGACGTAAGAACGGGAAAAGCGTGGCGAATAACCACGTTGAACGAATAAAGCGTTATCTTGCAAACGAAATAAAAGATCTCATGGTGTGCAATGTAGTAGGTACAAGTGAGGTCAAAGGTGACCGTAACGAGATGGTGCCACGTACCTGTGTTTATAGCCTATCTAGACGCAATGTAACCTCGATTACCAAACAACAGGCAGCAGCACTAAAAGAATATCGTTGGGCGTGGAATATTCAGTTCGGAATAATCTGTCGCAAGCCAGACGGTGAAGTGTACCTAGACAAAGAAGAGAATGCACAACTGTTCACGGAAGTTAAGCTACAGGAGATGAACGACTTCGTTACAGAAAAGCTCATGGAGTTGTGGCAGTCTTGTAACCCTCTCAACGCGCTTACCATGTACTGGGTGGCAACGCCTTATATCATCGAAAACCGAGGAGTAGACGTACCACTAGAAGCTGTCCTTGCTCCACTATGGGCGTTCAATGTGTTAGGCAGTGTGCTGACGCAATATGAGCAAGATAACAAAGATTGCAAAGTGCTACATTACCGGACAGATAGCCTAGACGAATTTGTGAAGTGGTATCTCTCGCAGAACAAATACAGAGAAGACCTAAAACAAGAAAGAACCTTGACGTATTGGTTTGAACCAAGTGGCGAAAAGATGCAGAAAGGTGATCTTGTAGCATGGCGAAATAAACTTGTAGAGGTGGGTAAAATTGAACAGCTTGGTTTTGGCCATGAAAAGTTCAATCCCCGCGCCACAGTGGAAGGGTTTGTGAAGTGGGGTAAGCATTCTGCGGCCATGAACGGTTTTGACGCAAGTATCTTAATGGGTGTATTTGATGATGTACCTAAGTGTTTAAATGTACGAGTAGACATCACGTTTAAAGATGGGACAACGTCACAGATGAAATTATTTAAGGAGTAAAGAATGAAAGAAATAGCAGAAGCAATAGTTGGCATCATTCAATTAGTGGTGTTAGCAATAGGAGTAGGGGCAGTGTTAGGCTTAACACTTGCAGTATCGTATAGTGTATTTATATGGTGGATTAAATAATGGAATGGATCAAATGTACAGACCGTCTACCCGAGATAGACGCTAAAGGTCGAAGTGAAGTAGTACTAGTAGTAGGACAGCAAAAACTTATCTTACAAAACTTTATAGAAGATGGAAAATGGGCGTTAAGCATGAAAGTTACGCATTGGCAACCATTACCTGAACTACCAGAGGAGTACTTATGAACATGGACTATATGTTAGAACCACCTGAACCTTCCAGAAAGGAGCGTTGCATAGAAGCGCAAGTAGAAGACTGGCTAGATAACCCAATTAAAGGTGCGGAGGAAGCTAACTTAGACCTAGCAGACTATATTGACTGGGCGAAACTAGAATCTGACTTCTACGCTGTAGCAGAAGATTATTACGACAGTTGTAATTAATTGAAAAAGTTGTTGACACAGTAAAACTACATGATATACTTGCACCGTAAATTAATAACGTGGTGCAAGTATTATGGATGTGAAATTCTTATTAACAATCGATAGCAACTTAAGAGCGAGAATTAAACGAGAAGCACGTAAGCATAATATCTCTATGAACGAGTATATCGCGGTCGTGCTTGAACAATTCGTAAACATAGAGAGAGGACGTAATGGCTCGAGTGCAACAAAGTCTCGCGGAGCGAGTGAAGGCTAAAGTAGTACGCGAAGGTGAATGTTTAATCTGGAAAGGTGCAATGTCTGGTAACTCACCAGCTATATGTAAACGATTATCAAGTGGCAAATACACCAACCTAAACATTCGTACAGCGCGAGGTATGAAACTTTTCTCCGGTACGACAGCGAACACAAGATTTACAACAACGTGCGGTAACCCACGTTGTATTGCAAAAGAACATATCATACTTGGTACAGCAAAGAAACAAGTTGAGCGACGTGTAAGACGTGGTGACACCAAGTCTAACATGGAAGCGAATAAGAAACTATTTAGCTTAGTAGTACATACGGAAGCAACCTACTTATCGGTAGAAATTAACGTATCATATTCAACTATATTGAAGATGCTGAAAATGAACACCAGTATGTACCCATACTTCTTAATGAAGTTAGAAGAACATTGCAACTTAGAAGAAGTAAGAGACAGCGACCAAAGTGATAGCTGGATCAAACAACAATTTAAGTTGTCAACGTTCGCACTTAACTTTATTAGAACGTGTAAAGACAAAGGTTACGAAAAGGCATACAAGCGAGGCGATACGCACGATGCAGACATGGAGTATATTGATTTCCTAGATAACTGCGAAGTGCATAACGACCACCTAGTATTAAAAGACGGTGTAGATATTACACCACCATACAAATGTAGCTGTGGCTACGAAGGGTGTGTTAACCCGATGCATAGAGGTGAAGAATGAAAGACATAATTGAAATTACGCTTGACTTTGAAACCTACTATAGCAAAAAAGAGAAGTACTCTTTGGCGACAAAGGGCATGACCTATGAGAAGTACATTCGTGACCCAAAATTTGAGATTATTGGTGTATCAGCAAAAGTAGGCAGTCGTAATACAGAATGGCTTTGTCCACATGAGATACAAGATTTCGTTGATCACATTGAAGTAGCCTATGGCTGGGATAACGTAAGAATGATAGCGCAAAACGCTGTTTTCGACGCATCAATCTTAGGACTAAAATACAATGTCTATCCTGGCCAAATTGCTGACACGATGTTGATGAGCAAAGCAATTCAACAGTGGGACGGTAATTCACTTGATGTAATCACTCGCAAATTACGTGAGAAATATAGATGGATCTGCGTTCAGAATGACGACGGTAGCACATGGGTAGGACAAGCCGTAGGCGAAAATGAACAACTAAAACCTTTCGCAGTTGACAAAGGGACGGAAGTTCACGACGCAGACGGCAAAAGACTACAAGACTTCACTGAAGAAGAGTATGAAGCGTACGCACAATACTGTATTACCGACGTAGACTTAACATGGTCAGCCTATAGATTCTTCATGGATCACTATGGTTTCCCAGAACAGGAAATTGACGTAATGACTACGTCGATTGAAATGTATACCTACCCTGTAATGGAACTAGACAAAAAGGTCTTAGAAGAAGTTAAAGCCAACGTAAACCAATTACGAGAAGAAAGCTTAGCGAGAGCAGGCGTGACGCTAGAGGAAGTAAGATCAGACGCAAAATTCGCTGAAGCATTGATGAAATTAGGTGTAGAACCACCGACAAAGATCAATACAAAAGGCGAAGTAAAATATGCGTTTGCAAAGAAAGACCTTGAGTTCTTAAAGTTACTCGAACACGAAGATGAAGGAGTACGTGAATTAGCGCAAGCCCGATTTGATAACAAATCATCGCAAGCCGTAACACGTGTAGAAGATTTTCTGAGTAAAGCAGAACGAGGTAAACTCTGTGTCGGAATCGAGTATTATGGCGCACGAACAGGTAGGTTCGGCGGCTTTGAAGGCAACCTTCAGAACCTAAATAGAAATAAAACGGTAGGGAAAGATACGCCTTACGGAAGACTTGTTTTCTACAAAGGTAAAGCAGACCGCTTTATGAAACTAGGGGAAGACGGGAAAGTACTACTCGCAAAATCTGGTTGGGTAGAGAACGATGAGGACGAACTCCACGAAGTTGGGTTACGCGATAGCGTAAAAGCACCAAAGGGTAAAACGCTTGTTGTGAATGACCTAAGCCAGATCGAATGTGTTTCTGGGGATAGTATAGTTCTTACGGATAGCGGACTAAAAAATATTTGTGACATATCTACTTCCGATTTGGTGTTTGATGGTATGGAATATGTTAAACACGATGGCGTTATGTTTAAGGGGGTAAAAGATGTCATTGAATACTGTGGAGTCGTTGGAACACCTGACCACATCGTCTACACTAGAGATGGAGAACCAATCTCGCTTGATCAAGCTGCGTTTTCAAAAGCGGAACTTAGTACTGGCGGAGATGAATGGAAAAAGCTTTGGGAAATAGCGAGTGCTGAACAAACCTATACCATTAATGACACGAGCAGAGTTCATTCGCAGATACAGCAACGGGAAAGTAGGGTCGATGCACCTACACCGAGTAATAAAAGTACACGCTTTACCAAACTTGGAAACCCTATCATCGGTACTATCCCCGTATATGACATTATCAACTGCGGACCTAGACACCGTTTCTGTTGTAATGGAGTGATTGTAAGTAACTGTCGCGTACTAGCGTATACTGCACACGAGCAATGGGTACTAGATGCATTCGTATCAAAGAAAGATATTTACAAAGCGCAGGCGAGTAAATCTTTTGGTGTACCGTACGAAGAAATTACTAAGTCGATGCGCTTTATCGGTAAATCACAAATCTTGGGATTAGGTTTCCAAGCTGGTGAGAATGGGCTTAGAGTTGTATTAGGCAAACGAAGTGAGGACTTTTCTTCCGAAGAACTACAAAGCTGGGTTAAAAGCTATCGAGCAAGTGTACCTAATATTGTTGAATTTTGGAAGAAATACAAGGCCGTACTTAAGGCTATGGTCCAAGGCGTTAGCGTTGACGTAGACGACAAAGGAATCCTACAACTCGAAGGTAACTGTGTTGTATTACCTAACGGAATGAAGTTAGTGTACCGCAAAATGCGAGTAGATAAGAACGAAAGAGGGTTTGACCAGTATACATATTGGGGTAAAAATGTCCGTACCAAAAAGCCAGACTGGGAAAACACATTCGAAGGCCGCATGGTGGAAAATGCAATCCAGGCATTAGCACGGATCGTTCTGACTACACAGATGAGTTGGATCAAAGCAGAATTTCGTAAACGTGGCTGGTCAAGAGATGACGCTCACCTCGCAATGCAAGTACACGATGAATTAATCGTTTGTTGCAGAGAAGATATTGCGGAAGAAGTGTTGGAAATTATGCAACACTATATGGCTAAACCGCCACACTGGGCTTCTGACCTACCACTAGGGTCTGACGGAGATATAGCGAAGCGTTATGGGTGCGCAAAATGATTATTTTCAACCTAACAATCGCCCTCGCACGGTTAGACACACATAAAAGTGCAGACAATCTGTTAAGCGATATAGCGAATATACTTCACGTAGGCAAATCTGACTTAGTGCTAAGCTCGATTCCACCGAGTATAAGCGAGTACCGTCTCGGTATAGAAACAGAAGGAGATGTTAAGAAGGCACGTTTCTTAATGTCAAAACTAAAAAATGCAAAGTTATCACCAATTAGTAAGGTACAACTGCAAGAGATAAAAGAGGTGAAGAATGACAGAAACTAAAGGAGTGCATCAGTCTAGCAAGACGGAAGCGGAACACAAAGATCTATGGGCCACGCCACAAGAAATTGTGGACGGGCTTATTTCTTACGTAGAAAATAAAGGACTAGTTCCAAGTGGTTTATCTAAATTAGATGTATGCGCCAACAAACACAACAAGAAGTGCGAGCGTTTTATCACGGAGCAACAGGACACGTTGGCAACACCGTGGGGTGAGAATAACCTATGTTGGTTGAACCCGCCTTACTCAAACGTTCAGCCTTTCTTAAACAAAGCAGTCGCAGAAGCTGCGAACGGTAACTACACCGTAGCACTTTTAAAGAATGACTGCTCCACCAAGTGGTTTCACTACGCAGCGAAGAACGCCATCGCAGTGGTCTATATTATGATGGGTAGAATATCGTTCATTTCTGCAATGACAGGTGAAACAATCAAGGGTAATAACTTCAGTTCGGTCGCGTTTATCTTTGGTCCAGAAAGAAAAGGACTACGTAGTCTATATGTAACGAAACAAAAATTAGGAGAGTTAGCAAATGGCAAAATTAGTTAAGCTAAAGTTGGTAAGTAGTGAGGAATATGTCGGCATAAACCCAAGTTTTATTGTAGATGCGGTAAATGGAAGTGAACAAAACACCACGCAGTTGTTTTTGTTTACCGACACAGAGACACCTATCACAGTAGAAGGTGACTTAGACACCGTGCTACATAAACTAAATTTTGGTCAATAAGTAGGAGAAACAAAATGGCAAGACTAATTACACTAACAGACGCTGCAGGTAACGAAAGATTATTTAACCCTGATCACATTGTTGATGCGGTTTATGTCGAAGGCTTAGGGCATACTCTGGTATACATTGATGTCAAAGTTGATGGCGCAAATTATGTGAAGATAAAAGAAACACTCGAACAAATTAAACATTTAGTAAACGGGGATTAAAAAATGGCTAAATATCGCAAAAAACCAGTAGTAATTGATGCATGGCAATTAACTAAAGAAAACATTGAAGCAGGTATTCCGGATTGGATCGATACTGAACAAGTAAGTATCTTTGGTGAAGCGAATGCCTTCGCAGAAATTCACACACTGGAAAGTACAATACAGGCAAGTTATGGCGACTACATCATTAAAGGTGTACAAGGTGAGTTTTATCCATGTAAGCCAGATATTTTTGAAGCAACCTACGAGGAAGTTGAAGATGAAACACATAATGGTTGACATTGAAACTTTATCTACCGCTGTTAATGCAGCGGTTCTTAGTATAGGTGCGGTTGAGTTTGACCCAATGACGGGTAAGATTGAGCGTGAGTTTTACCATGAACTAGATTTGTCTGACCAAACAAATCGCCATATCGACGTAAACACAATGCAGTGGTGGATTAAACAGTGTCTGGTTAACACAGATAACATCGAGTTCCTAACTAAGCCTAATTCGCATAAGGACAACATTGATTTTGTGCTAGTTAGACTGGGTGCTTTTCTTGCAGGTAATGACACGCACTATGTAAAACGTGCAGAAGGCTATGAGAAAATTGCTTTATGGGCGTGCGATCCAGACTTTGACATCGCTATCTTAGCTGACCTATACAAAGAACATAACCTAATTCTACCGTGGAAGTTCAGTGAGCCTAAGTCAGTTCGTACAGTGCGAATGCTAACACAACTTGCAGGAATGGAAAGCCCAGTACAAGAAGTAGACCACAACGCGTTAAACGACTGTATTAGACAAGCAAAAGAAGTGTCGTATTTTATCGCTAACCTCCAACACGACGGAGCATAAGATGAAGCTAATGCCGCAGTCACCTACTTCTGTAAGTACATTCAACACTTGCCCTAAGCAGTATCAAGCGAAGTACATTACGAAGGAAGTGGTGTTCCAGTCAACGGAAGCAACCGAACGCGGTACACGTTGGCACAAACAGTTGGAAGACAGGCTTAGAGACAAGCTAGCTCTTCCGGAAGAAACAAAACAATTCGAACCACTCATTCGCAGGCTTGAAGCGATGAAAGGTGAGAAGCTACCAGAGACTAAACTGGCGATCACAAAAGACTTTAAACCTTGTGATTATAGAAGTAGATGGTACGGTGGTACGGCAGATGTAATTGTGCTTAACCACGAAGAACGTAAGGCGGTTATTTTTGACTACAAGACCGGTAAGGTCAAGGACAACGAGGACTTCCGCAAACAGCTAACAACGTACGCACTTATGGCGTTTATGGCTTATCCTCATATAAACCAGATTAAGGTAGCGTATATTTTCCTAGACGCGATGGAGTATAGCCCTGTCGTGAATGGGAAAAAAGGGTTGACGTTTACTCGCAAAGACATTGATGAAATGAAAGGCGACTTGGCGTTTAATATAGAAAAGATTGCACGGGCAACCGAGCGTAACGAATGGCTACCTAATCCAGGCGGATTATGTCGCCCAAATAAACCGACAGTCAACGGTGGCCTACCGTGGTGTCAAGTAAAATCATGTCCGTTCTGGAATAAAAAATAAGGAAATCTTATGACTAAACAAACTGCAGAAGAATTCGTAGTAGAACTACGAGATAAGTTTAACAAACACGTAGATCAATTTATTAAGGCTGACAATGCACTCGCGAAAAGCGATTGGGACGAGTTCCGTAAAATTTATACATCGCTGACCAAAGAGCAGTTGGAAGAAATCGCAATGGCACAGCACTTGAAGACCAATGAGATCTATCAAAATCAGAAGTTCATTGGTGACGCTTATGAAGCAATCCTTCGTGATATTACTTATTGTAAAGACTTCGTAGCGTTCGGTGATCTAAAAACAAAAGCAGAAGCGGTACTTTTAGCTCGCAGTATGATGGCGAAAGGGAAATCGCCAGACGAAATCCGCGATGCCGTAAGTAAAGCGACAGAAGGGTTAAGTACTTCAAACATTATTGTACAATAGGGGTAAGGTATGGCTAAAGCAACACCGGAAGGTAAAGTTAAAAAGAAATTACTTGATTTATTAAAGTCGCTAGGTGGAGATTGTTTCTATTATATGCCAGTTCAAAACGGTATGGGGCAGTCTGGTATCCCCGATATAATGGCGATCATTAAAGGCGTTCCGTTTGCATTTGAGTGTAAGGCGACACCTAAACAGCACCCGACGGTGTTGCAAGCCTATGCACTTGACCGTATCCATAAAGCAGGTGGTGTCGCGTGGGTGGTAGACTGTGAGAACGTTGAACTCGTTAAGAATAGCGCGGAGATAATAGCGGAAAGTATCATTAATAATGCGTCAAACTATGACGACTATGTTGAGCAGTTGGTTGATACAAACAAAGAATCACGTTTATACCGTTGGAGAGATAAACTTGAAGTAATGGAGTTTGAAGATGGCGCTTGTAGTTAAGGACAAAAAAGCAATTTTTCTAAAAGTGCGAGATCCAAAGAAATACACTGACGTTTTAGACCAAGCAGGGATTAAGTATAAACAGGACGGCCACAAGTTGGCTGTCCGCCACAATGTAGATACATTTAAGATTCTTTCTAACTTAGGCGCAAGATTAGAAAACTTCGAGCCGATGCGAAGTTATTACGAATACCCTAAACTTCATGGTGTCTACGATCCGATGAAGCACCAAGAAGAGACAGCGGTATTCGTATCGCAGAATCCGAAAGCCTTTGTTTTAAACACACAGCGAACGGGTAAAACTGCTAGTTGTCTTTGGGCTGCTGATTACCTTCTTAAAGAAGGTGTAATCGACAAGGTACTTATTTGTTGTACGGTGTCTAACTGTGCGACGTGGCATGATGAAGTTAACGCAATCTTCGCTAGTCGCTACTCTTTAGTAGCACGTGGCTCACGCGACGTGCGTAAGTCTGTTCTTAGACAAAAGGCTGACTTCCATATTATCAACCATGACGGTATCAAAGTAGTTGCTGATATTTGGGAGAACTACATCACAGATAAGACACTTTTGATCATCGATGAAGCCCGCTTGTTTAGTGACCCTAACTCGGATCGTTGGAAAGTAATGAACGAAATGGCGATGCGTTGTAAGTATGTCTGGGCGTTGACTGGTACTCCATTATCAGGCGGGCCGGTTGCAGCGTACGGGTTCATTAAATTAGTCGCACCACACCGTGTACCTAAAACAGTCGGTGCATGGCAAGCGATGACCATGTTCAAACTAGGGGAACGTAAATGGTTACCTAAGCGTGGTTGGGAAGACACGGTATTTAATGCACTTCAACCTGCGATTCGATTTAATGCAGACGACGTGTTAGACTTACCGCCTTTGCAGATGATGTACAATGAAGCCGAACTCACAGCAGACCAACATAAGGCTTACACCAAGCTAAAAAATGAAGGTGCTATTCCCCTTCGCGAAGGTAAAATCACTGCAGCAAACGCAGGTGTACTAGTCTTTAAACTTCTACAAACCGCAGCAGGTGTGGTTAAACTAGACCAGAATGGCGATGATGACAGTGCAGTACTCAAGCTACCACCAAAAGGTAGGCTTAAAGTACTCGATGAAATTATCCAAGGTACAGACAACAAAGTTATTGTGTTCGCAAGTTACAAGGCGGTCGTTGATTTACTACAAGAACATTGTAGCAAGAAGTATGGTTCAGTGTGGATCGACGGCAGGGTAACCGGTAAGCGACGCGATGAAGCCGTTAAGAAATTCCAAACTGATCCAAATGTGAAGGTGTTAGTGGCACACCCTAAGACAACTTCGCACGGCTTAGAGTTCGCAGTGGCAGATACGATCGTGTGGTTTACACCGCATCACAGCTTGGAGCTATATGACCAAGCGAATAAACGTATTCAGTCTAAACTACAGAAGAACAACATGGGTATTTATCATATCTATGCGACGCCTTTAGAGAAGGCGATTTACACTAAGCTGGCCAACGGAAGTGAAGCACAACAAAGTTTCTTGGAACTTTATAAACAAGAAATGCAAAATAATTAAAATTTTTTGTTGACAGTAGATCTAAAACAGTATAAACTTCGTATCAACTTAAACAACAAGAGAGGTGAATATGTCTGGTAAAGGTAAATTTATCTACATTTACGAAGAAGACGGTGACAAACGTATTGTTGTTAAAGACAGTGCGTTTAAGACACCAGAAGACGCTAAGTATTTTCCGCTAAGTCAGTTCAGTACTGACGACCTACTTAAATTAAAGGCACAAATTGCGACGGATTTAGAAAATCGCATGGACTTGGATGAAGTAACGGAAAGCAACTTAGAAAAACTACGAGCGCAGATTCGTGGAGCGAAAGCAGAATCGATCGCGCAGTTATATCGACAAACGCTAGACCGATTAGAAGTCGTAGCGTCAGATGAAAAAAGAGCAAAAACTCGGTTATCTATTCTAGAAGACGAACTTAAATATCGTATGCAGGAAGATAACGTATCGGAATTAAAATTCGCTGGGTTACTCTCTGTGGCATACAAGCCAGAGACAGTTTACTCGGTAGGCGAAGAAGGTTGGGAGCCAGTATATAGCAACATCTTCGCAGAGACCCTAGCAGGTCAGTTAGTTGACGGTGACGTAGTTCACGAACTAGCGAAAGAAAGTAATCTTTCTAACGACGAAGTACAAGCAGTACTTAAAGGGTTAGAAGCAAAAGCACGTACTGGACTACGTAACACCGAAGCGTTCGCTATTTTACAAAAACGCTTAACCAGTACAACATTGAACGATTTGTTGAAACAAGGCTTCGATTTACCAGCAGGTATTGAAACAGCGACTGTTCGCAAAGTAAAAGCAAGACGTCTTAAATAATTATGGAGTGACTTATGTCTGATTTAATGATTTTAAATATGGGTGAATTAGCCCTTCCGTACGACCAAACAATGGCTGCGGAATTAACAAAAGATTTAACAGTTGGTTTAGGTGGTGGTTTCAAACGTGCAGCTCGCCTAACTATGGGTAACAGTGGTGATTGGGAACTTATTGATAGCGAAGGTGAAGTACACGACATGGGGCGTGAAGTAGACATCGTGATCGTAGACCAACGTAAATACAACTCTCGCATTCACTATACTAAATCATTCGATGAACAAAAAGAAACTGGAGAATTTGACGGCCCAGATTGTCACTCAACCGACGGCAACGCACCAGATAGCTCAGTAGAAAATCCACTTTGCGATAGCTGTAAAGAATGTCCTTACAACAAAATTAGTAAAAACTGGCAAGATGGTAACCAAATGTGCGGTGTATATCGTCGCATTGTTGGTGTATTAATTAATGAAGATGGTTCATTCTCTGATCCGTTTGTGTTAGAACCAAAATATAAATCACTTTCTGATAACACAGTGGTTAAAAATCGTTTCGGTAGTTACGGCTGGTACATGCGTGTATTAACATCACAACGTCACCCACAAACTGGTGCACCTCACCCGATCCCAACTCAAGCAGTTGTAACACGCTGTATGCCGATGCCAAAAATGGCTACAGCGACGATGAAATTCGGTATCGCACCAAACAATGCAGGTGGATATTGGGCGTTGACTAAAGCGCAATTTGAGGAAATTATTCGTCTTAAAGACAGTGATGAAGTCAAAGAAATGTTAGAGCCGTTCAATGCTGCAGTAAACAATCCGTCTTCAGCAGGTCGCATTGAAGTGAAAAACGTAGAAGTGGACGCGGAAGAACAAGCAGATGCTCCAGCGAAGAAAGCTCCACCTGCGAAGAAAGAAGCACTAGCTAAGAAACCTGCTCCAGCACCTAAGAAAAAAGTTAAGCTTGTAGTATTAGGTATGGAACACCCAGACGTAGTAAATTCTGATGAGTATGACTACGAAGAGCTTAAAGCGTGGGCGAAAGAAGCCACACCAGAAGAAGTGAAAGAGTTCTTAGCTGATACATTCCCACAAGCATTAGAACCGGTTGAAGTTCCTGACGATGAACCAGTCGCAGAAGAACCTAAAGCAAAACCTGCTCCGAAGCGAAAAGCGCCTGCAAAAAAAGAAGTTGAACCTAACGTGGTAGATACTTCTGGCGAAGAAGTTAGCGAAGAGTACGCAGCGGAAGCAACAAAACTAGCAGAAGGTTTAGATAACTTCGATGACTAGACAATAGTAAATTATTTGTTATACAATATCACACGGTGGTTTCAGAGCCACCGTGTTTTCAGATTAAGAGGTGAATAAAAATGACAATTCAAACTAATTTTATCTTTAGTATTCATAGTGTTGCATCTATTTGCAACTGCTTGCCAGCTTTTTCATTCACCTCGAGCAGAGTAAGATCTGACATTTGTAAGTAGGTGCAACATTATGAATACTTTCGAACATCTTTCTAAAATTCTACCTTCCAATGGCTTAAAAGTAATGGCAGTAATGGTGCAACGCACCGATTCAGAAGGAAACCCAATTTTTAAACCAGACGGTAAACCGTCTATTACAACAAAACATAAAACCTTTGGTTCGATTGAACAACTCGCAAAAGCAATCCAACTCAATGCGAAAAGTGGTAGACCATTGTACATGGCGCTGGGTGGATATGATCGTGAACGCAGTTTCATTGATAAAGAGTATGAAGGTCGCCAATACAAAGGCTTTTCTCGCAGTGCTGACTTTACTACGCACTTTAGATCGTTCTGGTTAGACTTGGACGTAGGCGAAGATAAAGCAGCAAGTGGTGAAGGTTACGCTACACAAGCAATCGCCATTGAAAAACTCTGGGAGTTCGTGAATGACTTAGATCTACCTGATCCAATGGTAGTTAATAGCGGGCGCGGTGTTCACGCATACTGGCCACTTGACAAAGATGTTGATGCCGCGAGTTGGTGGAAGTTAGCCAAAGTATTTGATGCAGTTATTAAACATTATGGTCTTCTTGCCGACCCAGCGTGTACCGCAGACAGAGCGCGTATTTTGCGTCCTATTGGTACGATTAATCACAAGAACGGACACAAGGTAGAGCTTATTAGCGACGCAGATAGTATTTCTTTTCTAGAGTTTGCAAACGCATTGAAGCCATATTATCTAGAACACAAAGCCGAGATTGAAGCGATTAAGATCAAGACAGTTGAGTACGTTAAGAAAGACCGTAGCGAATTCAAAGATGACAAACCTAAACACGCGAAGTACTTCTTGAAACGTTGTCAAGTAGGTCAATATATGCTGGTAGGTAAAGAAGCTGTCGCAGAGCCGGTGTGGCGTGGTGTGCTTGGTGTGATGAGATACTGTGAGAATGCAGAGAAACACATTGAGACTTTGCGCAAAATGAATAAAACACGTTTCCCTGATACTACGCGATTCGACGAAGACCGTACTGCAGAGAAACTACAACGTCTAGAAAGTATGGACGTAGGCCCAACAACGTGTTCTTATTTTAACCGCGAGTGCGGTAACTTGTGTGACGGTTGTCCTTACCTTTATGACGAAACATTAAAAACCCCTTTAAAACTTGCAGAGCATTATGAAGAAATCGAAATACCGCAATACAACTTGGAGATCGGAGCGTTGGAATACCCAGCAAGCTCAACGCCAACAGAAGAGACAAGCGAAAGCACAACTTCTGTATCAGACACAGTCGCAGAACAAGGCGGTGACGACAGCGATAGTAGCGGAGATAATAAGTCTGGCGATGCGACAACACCGCAGCCGCCGTTCCCATACAAGCGAACACACAAAGGCTTAGTGGTCATAGAGAACGAAGTAGAGAAAGTTTTCTTTAAAGGGGATATGTTCCCGATCATGACTAAGTTCGTCGAAGTAATAGATGGCGAACAAAATATCATGGTTAAGTACCTACTACGCGTAGGACAAGGTGGCAAGTACCAAGAAGTCTCCTTCCCAATGAAGGACTGGTATGCGCAGGATAAATTGAAGCAAAGACTTGGTGCAGCCGGAGTTTCAATTTCTGAGAAAAACATGGGTACGCTTATTATGTATTTAAGGGCGTACCAAAACGAGGTGCAGGAATTAATGGACGAAGTAAGACAACTACAACACTTCGGCTGGGACGGCAATAAACCACAGTTCTTGTTAGGTAACAAGCTCTATCGCCCTGACGGTGTGGTAACAGTTCAACCCCATGCGAATGTGAAAAACTACTGCGGTTACTTTGATCAAGCAGGTACACTAGAAGGTTGGAAAGAACTCATGCGCCGCCTAGGTTCGATTAACGCAGTGGAACAACAAATCTGCTTATTGAGTAGTTTCAGTTCTAGCTTGATGCGATTTACCAACTATAACGGTATCTGGTTACACCTAATGACCAAGCCTGGTTATGGTAAAACTACAACCCAAGAAATGATGAATGGTGTCTGGGGTAACCCTAGTGACTTATTACTTAACGCGAAGGACACTGTCAATGCTATAGAAGAACGTTTTGGTCGCTGGACTAACATCGCTGTGACAATCGATGAGTTATCTAACCTTGACCCGCGTGCAACATCAGACTTATTGCTAGGTGTAACACAAGGTCGTACTAAACGACGCTTAGATTCAAATATGCGTGAGCGTGTGGATAATCTGTCTTGGCAGTTGATGGTACTATCAAGTGGTAACTTCTCGCTAATTGACCGTATTAATACAGCGAAAGAAGACGTTGCAGCGGAAATTTCACGTACGTTAGAGTTTAGACTACCTAAGCCTACGTTGTCAGTTCATGAAGGCGAATACTTAATTAAGAAACCTATTCGTGAGAACTACGGTGTCGCAGGCGCAGAGTGGCTACGTAACTTAGTGCGTATCCCACAAACTCAAGTACAAGAAATGATTGATCGTACTACCGAGACTTTCAGTACTACACTTGAAGCTACGTCAGAAGAACGTTTCTGGATCACAGGTTGCTCCGTGATTTATGTAGCCGGTGTACTGGCGAACAAGATGGGATTAGTAGAATGGGATATGCAGGCCGTCTTTGACAAGCTCTGCGAAATCGTGAAACTAAACCGTCACAACAAAGACACCTACGAGTTCAGCGCGACTGATGTAATCGCAAGCTTCTTAGCTGAGAACACACGTAACACCGTAGTAACAGACAAAGGTACGACAGAAGGCGCAGTAATGGTTCGTTTGTTCCCACAAGGCGCGTTAAATGTACGCTACGAACAAGACACTGGTATAGTTTACATACGTACCACAGCCTTGAAGGAATACCTGGCCAAACGCGGTGTTGGCGTAAATGCAATTAGAGATACGTTGCAGCAACGTGGGTTACTACTTGAAGCGAGTGCGAGACGAGTGATATCGCAAGGCTTACCACAAACGTCTGGTAGAGTTTACTGCTTATCAATTAAGGCTGATGACTTAGTGAAGTCCACTCTAGATCAAATAGTAGAGGACAACGATGAATAAAGATTGGTCGAAATTTAAGAAGAAAGAAGAAAGCGCAGAGGAAACCTCTGCCTTTCCTACAATGAGCCTACGTTGCGTTGTGAGTGGTAACTCACAAGTAATTGAGCAGTTGTATGAATACAGAACCGCGAAAGGTGCGGTTGTACAAACAGAGTGGGTAGCAATACCCGTAATTTATTCACAGGAGTAAGAAATGACACAAATAGTTTATAACGGACGTTACCTTCTCGCAGACCGTCGCTGTACCTACGGGTACTACACAACGATTGAAGCACCAAAAGTTTTCAAGATCCAAGTAGGTGACATCGCCAGATACTTTGCATTCAGTGGTTCGTTTAAGGAATGTGCGTTAGGCGAAGAAGTTATAAGAAGCTACTTCGACCAAGAAGTGATTAATAAAGTGCGGTCGATTTTAGGTGAAGATGCACTGGGTGTATTCTTGGGGATCGTTGTCGACGTATCACCAATTGGCAAACGGGTTTATCTTGCTAACTATGCAGGCGATTTATGTGAGATTGATCCTGATCAGTTTATCGTGATTGGTGCTATGAGCTCTGAACTATCCGCAGCGTGGCGAGTGTGGGAACTGATGCACGAAAGCCTTGAACCAGGTAGTAGTGGAAGCTTAAACAGCCTTAAGGACTTTGTTCGCTTTGCAACTAAAGGAACAGAGTTTGACCAAAATGACAGAAAATTAGATGTATATGATTTAGCGACGGGAGAATTACTATGTGTTTAGAACAAACTAAAAGATGCCCTATTTGCTTAGAAACGAAGCCATTCAGCGAGTTCGAGAAGCAACATGGGGGTAAGGTAGGGTACAGATGCAAAACGTGTGCTGCAGCGTATAAACGCGAAGTATATCATCAGCGCAAATTACCTATTCAATTAAACAATCGCATTGCTAAGTTGAAAAACTTCTGTGCAAGTCACGGGATCAAAATAAACATCGAGGTACTTAACGATGAATCTAAGTGGTATTAAAGCGTTGCCTACAGGTAACGTTATCACCTTGCATCAGCCAAGCACCTATAAGTTTGAGATAGAAGAAATCGCCAAATTACTTGCGAAGGTTAAACGTTTCAACGGATGGGGAATAAGCGTAGCAGGGCATAGCACAATCGTAGCGAACATTTTATTTTACCTTACTGGTAATCCACACATCGCTTTATTAGGTTTATTGCACGACGCACAGGAAGGATACGTAGGGGATATAGCAACACCAGTAAAAGACTTGGTGAGTAACCAGTGGGATCGACTAGAGAAATCGATCCATCGTGAAATATTGTTTCAGCTAAACGCAAAACACGAAAATGCGAAAGGTGCGGACAAACTAATTAAGATAGTAGATATGCTTGCTCTTAAAGCGGAGTTCGAAGTATTGGAGCGAAAAGGTGTGTTCAAGCGAGATGATAAAGGTATTTGGAATGAAACATTTAAATCCCTACCTACCCTCGGTAGTGTGAATAACGAACGCCTAGTAGGGCTAACAAGTGCCACAGTGGACGCATATTATGACGAGGACGAAGCAGCGTTTATCTATTTATTCGAGCATTTAATACATGAAGCGACACTGTTTATACGTTTGAAGGAAGCAGATTACAAATCGCTAGACGGACAAAAACAAACGTGTTTGGTGCAAGAAGAAATGGTAGATCGTTTTACTAAACAATTAAATTAAACATTGAGGTGATATATGTCAGAAGTAAGCAGTAGCTCTGCCCTAAGTACGCAAGTAGGTGGAGACCATTACAAACAATGTAAGATTCAACCAGTGGAGTTCATCGTAGCGAACGACATTGGTTATATGGAAGGCAACGTAATTAAATATGTTGTCCGCCACAAGCGTAAGAACGGTATTGCAGACCTAGAGAAAGCAATGCACTACTTACAAATGCTCATTGAATTTGAGCGAAACAAACAAGAAGGAAATTAAAATGAAATTTATCCCATTACACGGCTTAAATGCCGACAACCAACAATTCCGTTTCTTTGTTAATGCAGAGAAAGTAGTCGCCATCTATCCTGCGAGTGATGAACTTGCGAAACGTGGCTATCGCACCACCGTAGTGTTACGTGCAGAGAACGAAGAAACTGACCTGGCCGTAACAGAAAAACTTGAAACCGTAATTAAACGTATTAACGGTTAAGCATAACAGTAACGCCCCTTAGTCGGGGCGTTTTTTATTTTGACTTTTCACCAAGCCATTTCTTCACCAGCTTACGAGTTACGCTTGGTAACATCTGCATCAACACTTCTAACACCATTGCTCCACTCGCACCGCCTACTACTGCGAGAAGACCGCTTAACCAAAGGCTAAACTGTGCGCCGAAATGGAATGCCATAGAAAGCCCAACAAAGATACCGATTGCTACGTCAATACTGCGATTACAAAAGGGCTTGTCCTTATCGAACTCCTGACTGGCCTTAAAAGAGCCTAGAGCTGCACCAATAACTACGACTAAAATATCTAGATGTTGCGCAATTTCATTCATCTATCCCCTCACACTTAAATATATAGAACACGGCCAGCAAATACCACACGCTTAGTCCGGTGCAGACCACGATCTGCATATCAAGTGGGGGGAACTCCGTCACGTAACCATTCGCCAAAATAGCTTGAGTAAGTGCACCAAGCGCCATTCCAAAAGCCTTAAATACTTGATGCGGTCTACCCGTATTAACTAACCCTAGTACGCTAAACAACGCAGCGATGCCTAACCCAATAGACAATACAAAACTGTTTAGAATAATAGGAGCAGGTAATTCTATCGCGATGATGTTATGACTCTGTAATTGCAGAGCCAACACCCAAAATAGGCCTACCGTTAAGTTAATTACTTGTGCTGGGCGAGTGTCACGCCCGAAAAGTGCGGATAAAATTTCGCAAAACATCTTACGCTTCCTCTGTATTGTACATACGCGGTGCGTTGCGGATTGCATCTAACACAGCGTTATGTGACGGACTACCACTTAGATCATCTACCTCAACAGGTGTCAGACCTTCGCATGTAAAGCCCTCACGAATGGCGTAATAGATCACGTCGTTGTTTAATCTCGCGACAGGCTCTAGAGCTGCTTTGAGTATCTCACACGCTGATGAGTTACTCAATAACGCTTTGTTAAGGTCGGACAAGTCTGACTTTAACTTCTCTATTTCCTTATCACGTAGTTTTAACTTCGCACGTTCTTCTTCCAAGGTCGAATTGAGTAGCTGGTTTTGTGACAATGCACTGTTAAGTCTGGCGATAACGTCCGAACAATCTGCACTTGTGCTACCGGTAGGTCTAAAGCATTTCTTCTTCCAACTAGACGTCTCAATGTCGAAGTAGGTTTCTTCTCCGCTGGTGATTGGGTCAAAACCAATATACGGATCGTCTTTAGCGTCCATTTATCCCCCTATGCGAAGAACCCAGAAAGGTTCAATACAATACGTTGGTTGTTTTCAATTTGAGTGAAGATAATGTCGCGAGTACCTGCGTCCCACCAGAGAATACCGCTACCTGCGTTAGTTGTGATACTACGTGTAGGTAAAGGCGCACCTTCAGGCATTCTAAATGCTACAACACGGCCACGGTTAGAACGACAGATAAAATCTAATGCAACCATACCAGCCCCAGCGCCATTAATAGCGACAAGCTTACGGTACTTAGTTTTGGCATCTTGGACGATTTGAACTTGGCCAGGCGAAACAACCTCAAGCTCGTACTCTTTAACTTCACTCGCAACGTCTTTAACCATCTGCAAGAGTTTATCTCGCTTAACATCAACGACGTTGTTTTCCAAGGTGAACAACTCCGAGAAGTCATTGCTTGTAACCAGTTTTACTGTTTTAGCCATTTCTGCTCCTCATTGTAAAAGAAGCGCCACCTAAGTGGCGCTATAAGTTAATTAAAGTGCACGTTGTCCGTTAGATTCAAACGCGTAACCTAAAGTGTCGCCACCTAAAGATTGGAACGTTACATCGGCTGCGGTTTTAGCTGATTGTTGTACGCTTGCAGGTGACACGTAGATACCACCGTTGTCAATAGTCGCTAAGTTGTCTAAATTTTTAGACAACGCGATTAAGTCAGAAAGGGTAGTTTCAACAACAGTTTGGTTGCCACCTTCCGCGTCAGCTACGGTGATTTTTAACTTACCGGTTTGTTGGTCAGCAGCGATACCGGTAACACGTAAGTCTACGTTGTTTGTAGGGATTTTAGCTGCGAGTTGGTTACCCTTAAACTCAAGAGTACCTTCATCGATCTCAACAAGTAATTTACCTGCTTCAACTTTCAGACCTTTACCAATGTCACCTTCTGTTACAACTTTAATTGTTTTAGCCATGTTATTTCTCCTATAGATATAGCTAAGTTTAGAAACAACCCACTTTCGCAGGTCATGATTACCCGCCTAATTTGGCGACTGAATATTACCCAAAGAACCCGACGAGATCAACAATATATCGCGTGTTTGCTTTAAGTCCGTTCGCTACAATGTTTCTTGTCTTCGCAGCTATCCAGATAGTACCCCCGTCAGCGAAGGCAAACTCGATAAGCTCAAGTGGAGTAAATATATTTGTAGGCAACTGAAATATCGTACGACTAGGGCCAGAATCAACTATCATTTTAAAATCAAGGTGAATCTTACCGACACCACTGCTATGCAGTGTAAGTTGTCTACGTTCTTGTCGTTCGTAGTCAACAGGGTTGTTAGTCGTTGCGATATTCTTTGCTACAGCGAAATCAACTTTATATTGTTTAATCGCTGTAGACAGATGGACTTTGCCGCCTGCTACTTTGAAGTCATCGCTTAGGTCAGATGGGGTAATTAGTTTTACCGTCTTCATAAAGCACCTATTATTGAGTTAGGGCTATACACCGCCACTACTTTGTGGGTTACCCAGTGCGTTAGGGCCTCTGTATCCAGAGATGTACGCGTTGTGTTCAGCAGAGTAAGCAGTACCATACCCAACGTATTTGTTTTTGCTACTGTCGTCGTATTGAGCGTATTTCGCAGCAGGAATTTTAACAACACCACTTTCTGGGATTTCAACCTCGTCAACGACCTTACCATAGACATTTTGCGCCAAGCGGGTGAATCCGTCAGATTCATACTCGTTTGTGTCAGTGCGATTCCACGCTGTAGCATAGATATAAATCTTAGTACCTGGCGCGCCGTGATATTCAGTGTCGTCAAGACCATTGTGCTCTGGGTTAGTAACAAGCTCCTGCATTGGGCGAATGCCATGACGTACAGCATTAAATGTAATACTTGTACCTTTTAATAAGAACGGGGTTTGTTCTTGGAAACGTTCATACCCAACTGGAACTTGCGGCATAAAAGGAGCTGTACCATCAGTGATAGTTTTCTGATCTACCGCTTCGAACGCTTCGGTGAAAGCGCGATTACTCGCGTCACCATTTAATAATGCCACGACTGCATTCGCGAGGTCGACTGCATATACCTCTGCGTCAACTACGTGACCGTTTAATACTAATTGAACCTGCATAGATTACTCCACGATTACTTGAATGTATTTAGTGTTCACTGAATCAGTCGATTTAGCATCTGCTGCGACTGTGATTTTGTTTTCAGTGATTGTTGTTTTACCAGCAGAATGTGTTACTGCATAGTTGTTCGTACTGGTGTAGGTTAGCGATGCTGCTGTACCTGCACGTACACGGAACACAAGTTTTTGTACACGTGTAGCGCGCTCACTTCTAGATACTGAGGAATTTATTTTTTTGTTTTTATCCACGGTGACACTACTTGGTATAACGTTTATACGCGACGCGTCGTCACCTGAAGTAACCTTCTCATCTACGTAGGTAGCTACTATGGATACACTCCCACCAGTAACATTGGAAGTTGAGATCACTTTTGAAATTGGGTTTGTCGCAGTTGATAACATATAATGTTGCCATTTACAGTTGCTACCCTGCGGGCGACAACTAATCGCGAAAACCTCTACATCTGCAGTAATCGTAACCACTCCGTTTTCGAAGGTAAAACCGCCTGTACCAGATTTTATTCCGTCTGCACTCGAGTTTAAATAGTTGCCGTAGGCTAAACCATCATCACCGGTTACTGAACTACCCGATGTTATGCGATCATTACTTACGATAAAGCTACTGTACGAACGGTAATCACGACTGTACCCTACTACCGTAGAAGCGTTTTGTAGTCTGATTTTTAGTCCTTTTAGTGTCTCGCGATTCGCGAATAAGTTACCGTAGTTATCGAGACCAGTACGGGCGAGTGAGTTGTTACCTACATTCTCCGTACGCAACTGAACCAGTTGTGCATTACTATCTAACTCCGTAGCAATAATCAACGGACAGTCTACGCTTGGCACATAGTTAGGGTCAGCCTTAGTAGTAGCGGATAAGGTGATTGTCGCGGTGTTGTTCTTAACATCTTGGTCTAATGCGCTGTTAGGTGTAACAATTGAGCTAAACTGGAATGTACCAATTGACTTAGGAACAACTTTAAAGCGAGCAACCGCAGTACCACCGCTGGATAAACCGTGGAGTTTGTAGTTAAACTCGGATACAGTATCTACACGATCTACACCATTTGATGTTACGCTAACATCTTTAATGTCATACACACCGCCAACTGGTTTAGTGATTACCCAGTCAGTTAATGCGTTTTTGCCTACACCGGTGTTAGACACAGTTACAACAACTTCGAACTCTTCGTTTGTGTACGCAGATACTTTGTTAGCTGCGATGCCTACACCAATTTCTTGGAAGAAGTTTTCGCTAGGAACTAAGCGTACGCACTTACCGTTTTTGTTTGCGAGAATAGAAGTACCTTTCTCCCACTGTTCTTGTGGAAGTTGAGCAATCGCTTCGCAATCTAAGCCAGCTTTTTGTGCGGGTTGAGCAGGAAGGTTAAGTTCGAAGGTCCAATCTCTCCAGTCAGACGGATTACGTAATGAACCGTCAGCGTTCATACCTGAATCATTTGAACGTACCCAACCAGATTGTTTACCTTCTGCTCCTGCGCTGGAGTAGATGTATTGGTGAACTTCACGATCTGTTGCGACTTGCCAACCATTAAAGTCTAGTTGTTGACCAGAAGTAATGTCTTCTTTCGCGGTGATTGCACGTGATTTCTCTACGTCAAGTTTACCGAAATCAACTGGCGCACCAATCGCAGTGCGTGCATCAGCAGCGTTGAAGTCACCATAGAAACAAGTACTACCTAAGCGTTTAAGTGCACCTGTGTTTTCTGCGTCTACAAGGTTATTTAAGTCTAACACTTGTACGCACTTCTCTTTGATAACTTCGAGGTTACCCTGTTCGTTTACGCGAACAGTTTTGTTGTCGACCATTTGGGTAAGGTCAACTTCATATTTTTTCTTAGCACCATTAGCCTTGATACCACGACCAAGATCTTTAGGTGTAACTACACGGATTTGTTTCATTCGTTACCTCTATTATAGTGGAGCATCACGCACAGGAGTTGGAGTAGCAACAGGTGCTTCTGTTACTGCAGGTAATAAGGCATCTACGTCCTCATATGTACCACTTGCATTTTCGCAACCTTGGGAGTGGATAAAGCCTAATTCTAAATCGCCAAAGGCATTAACAACGCGAATGTCTGCACATTCACCTTTCTTGAAAGTCACGGTTGAGTTATCGCTGTTAGTTACAGTGATAGTACCGTCGTTGTTGTCTTTAGCAACTGTTGGTTTGGTTACTACATTGATTGTAGTGTCGCCATAGGCGATAGAGCCTGTACCGTTATTGTTGTTGGTAATTGTCGTAGCAACTGGTTTAGGTAAGTCAAACTCTGCTGATTTACCACCAGACTTAGCGACTTTTAATTTACCGTCTTCGATTTTAACGTCTTGAACACCGGTGTCGATAGTAACGACTTCTTTCCCATCTTGAGAGATAGTATACACACCTTGGTTACCAGACCCAGTAATTGTTGAGCCTTGTACGCGAATGTGTGTAGTGTAGTCTTTACCACCGAAGGTAAGCGTTAATGTTTCGGTGTCTGCATCGTATGCGAGACTTTCAATCGTAGGGAAACAAACTTTCTCGGTTTTGATTAAGTCACAGATTAAGTCTGCTAACTTGTCGCATAATACAACTTTCGCACCTTGCGGAAGGAAATTTCCTTCGCAGTCATTAAGACCGCCTTGCAATTTATGCTTGTCGATCAGTTCTTGGATATAATTGGCAACTTCGGGTTTAGTCATACCGCGAACGCTACCGCAACCGCCACACGCCATAGACTACCCCTTTTGTTTGATTGCACGAACGATTAAACCTACCACGCCTAACGCTGTAACAAAGTAAGGTTTCCAGCTAGCAGGTAAGAAGTCTGCGATTGCTTGTACGTTAGCGTCTAAGATTGGGGTCACAGTTACACCGGCTAACACCCAAGTAGACCAAGATTTCGCATAATCTTTGAAATTAAAAAATTGCATACACAACTCCTATTCATAGTACGGCACTTTCTTGCCGTTCACTTTCATAAAGCCAGCAGGTTCACCTAACAATGCGTTAAGCCCACCGACCACGTGCGTAGGTAATGTCTCTAGCTCGAAGTTACTCGGAGCATCAGCGACAGCACCGTACGATTTATCCACCCCAGTCTCACAACAATCTGTCTCGCAGATCATCGCTTTAATTAGTTCGTCACTAGGGACGAAAGATACACACGCGCCAACAGGGAAGCGTCTAGCAGGCGTACCACTTAGACCACGTTCCACTGCGATTGTACCTTGGTGGTTAATGACTTTTACTACCTCGAAACCTACTGTGTCTTGTACCAACACCGTAGTCCATTCGCCAACGTTTAGGCGAGAGAGTAGCACATGAATTTCTTTAAGTGGGATAGACGTATCGTCTGACTCCCACACAGCCGTTAGGCTTGAAAAATAACCTGGTAGCAACTTAGCAGCCATATTTACCCTCACAGCAACTGTTTCGATTGTCCGCTACAATGCCGGAGACTTTGATACTTTCGCGTTTATCGATCTGGAACTCATAGATTTCACAGCCACAGGCGATAACTTTCGCGACGTAACGACCGCAGTCTAATTTGGCGAACTCTCCGTCGAGTAAGAAGCAGAGTTTACCCTCGTCATCATAGTTGAACATATCATACACTAAAGTTAGTGGTTGTTCACGTTTTATTTCAATCGTCTCTAAACTACCACATGGGGTGTAATAATACACCCGTTTAGGCGGTTCTTCACAGAGGAGCGGCAGGATATGCAGCTCCACTTCTTTACAGCAGTCTGCGAACTCGTTTCGTCTAATCCGCAGACAAATTTGCTTGGTAAAATTGTTCGCTTTTAGAATCATTATTTATCCTCTAGTGCGTGCATCTCTTCGAGATAGCGTCGGTTACTTTGGTAGTATTTCTCGTTCTTCTTATCCGCGGATAATTTAGAACTTGAAATTTGTTTCTGACGTTTTTGGTAGTCAAGGATTACTCTCACTTTCGCTTCGTCTTCTTTCTTGAACGTACCGTCTGCGATTTTGCGTTTTAGCCAAGACTGGGTGTTAGCACTCGCACTACCAAACTTAAGTTCTTTTTGCTCTGAAGCTACATTGATTTCATCTACAATATCTTTGTATTGCGACAAATTATTGTTCACTTGAGCGAACGTACGTTGGCTTGGCGATTGCTGGGCTTTAATAATAGTCTTGCTGCCGGTTACAACTCCCACAGTTTTTAACATACGCGTTACGGCTGGGCTTTCACGTTCAGCTTGGGTTTGCAACGGCTTATCAAGCGCATCAACAAGTCCTGCTAAAGGTGGAGCAAAGCTTGACACAACGTATCTCGCTTGCTCTGGGGTCATATTAACACCTGCCATATCAAAGCTTTTCGCAAGCAGCGTCCAAGCATCAGCGGTGGTGTCCTTACCTGCAGCCCATTTCTCTTTAAGATTGTCAGATCCTTGGCGAGAGATTTTATTGCCGAAGTCATCTTTATCGCGTAACACATTGTACACCACTTGAACCATGCGAGGTGTGATAGGTGCTGCGGCAGCTTCAAAGATGTTAGAATCCCCAGGTGGTGTTGGCGCTACGTTCATGTTCTCCGCTGTGGCGTGCCATACGTGCTTAACTGCAGTTGGTAAGTCCCAGTTTCCTGCGACTGTTTGGTATACAGATGTACCCACCGCAGCCGAGATCATGTCCGCACCGTAAGCAATAGGTAAGCGTAATGTACCTAGGCAACCAATCTTAAACGGAGTAGAACGCATCAGCTCACCAGAGTTGTAGTCACGTAGTGTCTCTTTATCACCACCATCTTCGCACGGGAACATCTCCATCGCCACCGCAGCTACACCTAACCACGCTGCACGGAAGATTGCTTGGTGAGCGAAGTTCACCCAACCATTTTTAGTCTCTAAGCTACGTGTAGTAGATCGAGCACCTTGTGCTGTTGCGTTGGCGAATGGCACTACGCTACGCATTATACCGGATATAGCAGAAGCACCTTTGTCGTTGAAGTTCATAAACCACAAGTTAGCTTCGATTGCTTTCTTCTCACTCAACCCCATTTCTTGTAACGTGTCTACCGTCGCAAGGGTTGACACCATTTCCATCGCAGTAGTGAAGGTTAGCGCTCTGGTTTGTGCTTGCGCAATGTTGCGAGATACAGCGCCGATAATACCGTCTTTTTCATATGCACGTTGTAGTTCTTCTTGGCTAAACTTGAACGCGTCTGCACGTGTTGAGATGCCACCACTATTTGCAATGCCTTGTAAACGAGCATACGCTGTCTTAGCTTCTGGAGACTTCAGCAAGAACTCACGGAACTTAGAAGTCTTAAGCGCTCTATCACCTTCTTCTAAAGACATAGCGAGTGCTGCACGTAAGTAACCACGGTTGAACATACCGCTAATAGCATTCGCATAACTACGTTTGAATAGCTCTGCAGCAAACTTAGCACGGTAACCTTCACTTTGGTCTTTTAGATCACCGAAGAAGTATCCCACTTTGTTGTTCATTGCGAACGCTTTGATTTGTGAACGTTTTTCACCGAAGCCTTTCCATGCGTTGTACACAGAGAACGCAGGCATCATTGTGATCATAACCGAGAACACACTGCGTACAGAGCGAGCAACGTCTAGCAGGGCATTATTAGGTGTGATGACGTTATCCATAAACAAGGCGTTGTTCGCGCGGTCGTTATCCAGCGACACTTTTAAGTACTGCTTGTTGCCACCTTTGGTTGAAGTAGTGATTAAGTAACCTTTGGCTTCACCGAAGTTAGGATCGGTAGTAGTTACCACGCGAATTTTGAAATCGCCTTTCATACCTAGACGGTATATCTCTTTGCCTACTTCAGTTTGTCCCACACGTTTCGCAGAAAGTGCGGCTAAAGTGTTAAGGTTGTTTAGTGTACCAGAACCAGTCCAAGCACGACCCATGTGTTGGCCTTGCCATTCCGCAGCCATTGCATCGTTGATACGGTCTTCAATCTGGCGATTTTCATCAATATAGAAAGTATCGCCTACCATGTTGGACTTAGTTTTAATCTCTGCCGCTTTACCCATAGTTGGGGTGAAGAATGGGTTTTCATTAACCTGTCCAGTTAAATCAGAACCTAAGTTGTCATGTTGATACTGATAAAACTCTTTCGCAGTTTTTACGTAAGTGTCTACTAACGGAGATAAGAACCCGTCTACTTTTAGTTTGTCGTAGCTAAGTTCATAGTTCTTGCTAGTATCTGCGAAGCCTTTATCTTTAGTAAAGCCAACGTCCTTAATGTAATCTAACCAAGGTTTACCGTCGTAGGTTACGTCGATCTTACCTTGCTCAACTGCTTTTGTGATTGCGTTGTATGCATCAGCGTTAGTCATACCGTTGTGGCCACGCCAGTTTTTACGTTGTTTTAACGCTTCTTCGCGAGTTAAGCCTGCTTCATTTAAAAGAACGTTCTTGTTCTTATCAAAAGTCGCTAAGATTTCTTCATACTCTTTAACTTTAGCGTACATTTGGTTGAGCTTTTTAAGCTGATATGGTGTGTACACAATCGCTGACTGGTTAGCAGGATCGTAGCCATACGCAGCTAATTCTTCACGAAGACCGTTCTTGTGTTGAACATTACCTTTCGCATCGGTATAGTCAAAGCCGTCTAATAGACGAGTATACTTCTCACGGATCGCCTCGTTTGAAGATAGCGCACTGGTTGACTTAGTTACAGCAGAAAGTGCGGTAGTTACTACCATTACATCTGTATCAATCGCTTGACGGTTCTTGCGAGTATACAAGTCAGGTCGGCTTTTCGCTGCTTCACGCATCATGTCACTAAACGCAAATACTTTCTTCTGGAATTGCTTTTGTTTGTGTGCTACAGCGTTCACCGTAGTTTTGATTTTGTGCGCAAGCGCAGTGCTGTAACCACCGATATATTTAATCGCAGAGAATTGCGAATCTGCGAATGCTTCAAATAAACGCTCACGAGTAGTCAAGCCACCTTTGATACGTTGTTTCTGTACGCGTGTGGTATCAATAGAGTTCGGGTTGAAACCTGCTGGATCTGCAATCGAACTTGAATGTTTCTCACCAGTTAATTTGTCCGTTACGCTTTCTGCGAAGTTAGACATAAAGTCTTGTACGGCTTGGACTACTGATTTGACAGAGTAGTCAACGTCTAAGTTTACACCTTGTTCTACGTCGTGTGCGATTTCATTTAATCTCGCAGTGATTGCCACAGCTTCTGGCGCAGCGTGTTTAGCGATAGATTCATCTAGTCCTGCGAACAAGTCTTTCACTTGCTGGTTAGTCATCACAGGTTTACCGAGTAACTTGCGTACCACATTTCGGATACGAGTAAACAAGTTATCTGTGGCTTTCTCAGTTTGACTACGTAGGCCTTCTGGGATAGTGACACCGTAACGGTCTTCCAATGCCTTCACGCTATCAGTTTTTAACGCTGCATTGAGTTCGGCTAACGCTTCTTCTACTGCCATGTCGTCGTTGACTGCTACAGCTTCGCCACGATTTACACGTTCCTGTTGGATTTTATCCGCGAGTTGGGCGATAGTTTCATTCGATGCAGCAGACTGCAAAATAGCACGAAGGTCACTACCGTATTTGGTGTCTAACCCTAAGTGTGTCATTTCATGCCATGCAACAAAACCTACACGATCTTCCGCACTTAGTCCGTTCTGCGCGTGAATTCCGTCAGCTACGATATACACGTGACCTGTAGAATCGTCGTAGAAACCTTCTATTCCGTTCTTGTTGATATAATGCGAAGCTTGAGTTGAGTTAAAGTCAGCACGTGAGATAACTGTTACATTCTTCGCATGGTCACCAAGTACACGTTTCAAGGTTGACTGCACTTTCTCTTTGGTCAAGCTGGTATCAAGTGCTTTCAGATCTGCAGTACTGAACTTAACTTTAGATACACCGAATTTACCTTGTTTAACAGGCGTAGTTTTGGCGAATTCTGTCTTAGTTGTAGTACTAGACTTCGCTACTTTTTGCGTAGCGTTACCGACTTTTGGTGCGTCTTTGTTATCTAAGATATATACCATCGCTCCGTCTAGGCTATCCACTGCAGAGTTATAGAATGCAGTAGGTATGTTAATACAGCCAGCAGACATATAGTTGTCACTCGCAGTCGCAGAGTTAATTGCTTTGACACGTTCAGGTTTGTTCCACAAGCGGTGCATTGCGATAACACCACCGTCTGACTTAGTGATGTTGTTACCGGTCACAGTGTCAGTTAAAGTTAAAACGTCGTCACCGAACACACGTTTATCCGCAGTCTTAGTAGTGAGTGCTTTTTGTAGCTTGAATCGACCGCTAGGGGTTGAGTTCGCTACGTTGTCGTTAGACTTGTTACGACCGAAAATCGCATTCTGTGTATCTAAGACTTTACCGTTGTTATCGACGATATGGATCTTACCTTCGTTCTTGTCTGCGACGACGAAGATTTTACCGTTATTGTCATGTGATGCTTTCACCCAGTTGATTGTGTTGCTGGCCTCTTGTGAGACGCCTGCAATTTGTGGACCACTTTCGTAAGTAGCAAAACCTGCTTGTGCGTGAGCATCTTGAGGGATAGTCATCGCACCTACGCCAACTACAGCTACAACCGCAGAAAGAATGGCATTAAGACGTTTCAAGAAACGACCAAGTAGTGATTTTAGGTCAATTACTTTATGCTCTGCGTTGTCAATCGAGAGTGATACAAGGTCGCTATCTGTTACTTTCGCTGTATCTGTAATTGGTTTACCTTCAGTATCACGTAAATATGGTAACGCTTCTGTAAGTACTTGATCACGTTTACCTTCTAGGTATTTCACATTAAATGCATCATCTACAGCTTTCTTGTGGAACTCAGCGATGTTCTCGATCAAGTCAGGGTTAGCGAGCAACTCTGTAACTTTATCTTCAACCGCAGTTGATTTCTTAATGTCTTCGTATGCGACTTCTTGGTCTTTATAGACTGGGTTGTCGTTGAAGTCAAAACCAACTAAGTCTACGCGACTGCCTTTAAATGCAGCGTGTTTAGGGTTACGTGAGTTAACACGCAAATATCCTCGCTTCGCAGCTTCGAACGACGCAGAAGATGCGTTCACTGTGTTTCCGAAGAAAGCCTTACGAATTTCTTCCGTAGTTTTTTCGTCCGCACCTTTTAGTAACTCATGGGCTTTACGCTGGTTAGTACGTAAGTCATTACCTTTGAACTCCTTCACATAAGGCGAAGCTAGGCGTTCTTTCTCTGACGCAACTGCACTTTCAATCGCACGACGTTTAGCGTTTTCTTGCTCTACCTTAAGATCTGTGGTTAAAGGTTTCTCTTTTTGCGATGCGAGTATGTCCTTAGTTTTGGCAAGGAACTCTTTTTGGTTAAATGTGACAACATTATCACCTAGTAACTGCTCATTCTTCGCAGACTTAAATTCTCCGCTTTTGCCACTAGGATCAATGACGTTCTCCATTACTACACCGTCGTGTACTTTGCCTTTAATAACACCTGCATTTACTAGCGCATTATTTACTAACGTATCAAACACTAAACGATCTGAAGCTTTAAACAGGTTAGACATACCTTTCACGTCGCCATACATCATCTTAGCTACTTCTTCGTATAATGCAGGGTACTTCTTAGCCACAGCGTTTTTTGGGTGGGCTTGGTCAAACTTAACTTGTGAATAAAGTCCACCTTTAGCGTCAACTACGCGTGGCGTTTTTAACTCTACGTCGGTTTCAGATATTGCGTCACCTTTCTTTGGTTTATACAGGTGAGCTACAGCTTCGTTGGTAGAGTTCCACACAACTCCTCGGCCTTCCACGTTTCCACCGCGAAACACTTTCGCTTTAACTGTTGACTCGGTTGGCTTATTAATTGAAGTTCTACGATACTGTTTACCTTCAATTTCGGTTAATGTTTCTCCCACGCTATCGCTTTGCGTGCGTTCGCGTACTCCGCTGTCTGTGCTTCCAGCGCTTGGCGTTTGCGAAGGTTGACTACTTTGTTGGCTTCCTTCTTGCCCCAATTCTCCCTGTTCTCGTCGTCCACCGACTGTTTCTCCGGTGCGTCCGTCAGTCCCAGTTGAATCGCTCGCTGTCTCGTTATTGTTCGGTTGTTCAATAGGATTCTCAACAGCCCCCGTGTCGGGCTCGCGATGTCCTGTGGTAGTGGTTTCGGTTTCAACTGGCGAAACTGGTTCGCTAGTTTGACCACTGTGTTCCGTTGCGCTGGTGTCAGAGACAACAGCTCCTTGTTCGTTAGACTGCCCGTCAACATCTTGCGAGCCATCTCGATTATCAGTTCTACTTTCATCTATCGTGTCCTGTGGTTGCGCGAATTCGCCTTGACCAGTTTGCCAGTCACGGTATGTCTTCGCAAAGTCATTACGGGTTACAGCCTGACCTTTATCATTTGTTTCTTGGGTAGTAAACTCATCCTCGATTTCAGCGATACGTTGTGCTTGTTCAGGTGTTGGTTCACCTTTACCAATCGCATTTGTGATTGCGTCATACTCTGTTAGTAGTTGCTCACGTGTAGGATTAACCTCAACATCTTGGTCTTCACGTACATCTGTGAGTTGATTGTTGATTTCTTCAACGGTAGGCTCTGCTTCTGGTTGTTCAACTGGTTTTTCCTCTGTGAGCTGTGCAGATTCTGCAAGGTTTTGCTCCGTCGTTTTCTCCAGATTTTGCGTACGCTCGTCACGAATTTCTTTTAATTTACCGATACCTTTTGCTGTGTGTTGTGCAACACCCTCAAGTGAGAACGTACCTTGTACAAATGCTTGGGTTAACCCTTCGTTCCACGGTTTACCTTTACTTACATTCTCTACGATCTGCGATGATACTTCTTGCCAACCTTCGTCGGTTGCATGGATACCTAGCGCACCTGCGGTTGATGCAATTTTTCCGGCCAATGTCTTCGCAGACATACCAGCGAGTTTAGAGCCTAATTTACCTACTACACCGCCAGTGGCTTGCTCCGCTAAAGTCATCGCGAAACCAGTTTTGAAACTCTCTGCCGCTTTGTCAGATACTTTGCCTTCTTTAGCTAAGTCGGTTAGGAAGTTTAGGTAGTCCGCAGACGATAGGTCAGTTACGTTCGCATCTTCACCGTGTAACTTTTTGTATTCTTTGTCAGCTAGATTTTGAATACCTTGTAGCTGCTGGTCGGTGATGTTACCAGATTGCATGATTGCGATACCAACTGGTGCAGATACAAACGCAGCCGCTGTACCAGCGACAAGTGTAGGGACGTTTTGCGCAGCAGATTGTGCGCCTGCGTTAATCAGGTGCTTCCAGCCGTTAGCTGTTGCAAGTGATTTAAGTACATCTTCATTAAACTCTTTCGCGGCTTCATCTTCACCTGCTATGCGAGAATGTGCTTTGTTGTAATAGTCGGTCGCTTGAAGATTAGACATTTTCTTAACCGTGCCATCTTCTAAAACAACTTCTTCGCCTTCTTTGTCAGTACGATTTAGTGCATCTTGTGCGCGAGCATCTGCGAGAGCATTAAGTAGTTTAGTGCCTAACTCTCGTTGTTCCGGTGTTGAACCATGTAACGCAGTCGTACCCATACCTGATAAGTCTTCATCTTGAAGTTTAGTGGCCATACCAATTTGACGTAATTGATCTACACCACCCGCTTTCTTAACCTGCTCTGCCAACTCTGGGTAATACTTCGCAAGTAGTTCTTCATCTGATAGATCAACATAGCTGGTCGCTAAGTTCTTAACACCTTCAGCTGCTGCTTCTGTTCCAACAATACCACGTTTAGCACCTTCTGCGAGAGCATTTACAACTGTGTTCTCCAAGTAGGTAGAAGGACGCTCTGATAGATCTTTGAGGTGTTCTTGGTGTGCTTTCTTCTCGTCGCCATCTTGTAGACGGTCGATATACTTCTGATAACCCTTAAACCATTCTTGCTGTAAGTTTCTGCGAACATCTGTAGGTACGTTATCCGCTTTCAGGCGAGCGTTAAGGTCGTCGTATGAAATTTTATTCCCGTACTCTGCGGAAATACCGTAATCACCTAAGAGAGAATTAAAGTCTTTCTTGGTTTCTTGCTGCGGTAAACCCGCTAATGGATCTTCTGAATTTTCCTGTGTTTCAGATACGACTTCGCCAGCAGTGGTCTCTGCTGGCTGTGTAGTAGTTCCGAATAAGATATTGTCGTATTTCGATTGATACTGCGGTTTTTCTGTTCCGCTCTCACCGAATAGGATCGTGTCGTATTTTCCCATGTTTATACTTCTCTAATCATTCGTCTTAATGGTTCGTCCAACTCGGTAGGGAGTTGAGCGCGTTGTTGTGCAGTGAAGTCTAGGTCGAACTTATCTGGGCCAAGAAGTGCGCCCATTTTTGCGATATGCTCTTTTTCTTCATCTGTACGGGTAGGGTTGTTCGCCACGTGTTGAAGGAACGCACTCTCCGCTTGGTTCTCTGGGACAATTTGCGATCCGTCATTTAGCTGTGCTACCTCCGTAGGAACAAATCCAAGACTTTGCTGAACAGGTTCACGGCTAACGATTTGACTGCTTTCTCCGCGATTGGTGTCGCTACGTTCACCGCTACTTCTTGGAGCGTCTCCGTCACTTTGTCCTGCACCGAAGGCGAAGTCGATACTGTCTTGCTCGTCGGTGCTTCCTGCTTTGGGCTAGGTGCACCTGCTGGCATTTTGTATTTGGTTAAGTCCACATCTTCACCTAAGTGTTTCGCAAGTGACTGTGCTACATAATCATTACTGCGAGTGTGTTGAGCATACGGTGAACCAGGTAAACTAGCCCAAATACGGTTAGCTTTTTTGACTGCAGTATCAAAGTCACCTTTCACGATTGAATCAAGTGCGCCAGATTGTTTAAGTAGCGCTATTGCACCTAAGTCTTGTGAACGGGGAGAGAAGTCGGTTAAGCCGTGCTCTTTTGCTAATCCATTCCATGTACGTTCTAAGAACTGGTACGCACCACTCGCAGACGAAGTGTTTTTCTTACCGTCAGTTTGAGTGAAACCCCAGCGTTTAAAGTCTGGTTTAGACAAGTCTTTAATTTGGTTTTTCGCACTACCACCATAAACGCGATAAGGGTCAGCACCTTTCGCTGTACCCTCTGTATCACGGATAAGAGCTAAGAACGCTTGAACGTTCTTGTCTTCTAAGTAATTCTCTAATTGTTTTGCCATTGGTTTACCTATTTCTGTTTCGGTTGTTCAACGTTTCTAATCATATCATAGTTTGCGTATTCTTTCACCTTTTCTTCCATATTTGTACCTTCAGGGAAAGTGATCATCTGACCATTCGCAAAATAGATTGTGTTGCCACTGCGAATCGCATTTTCAGAAACATACTCATGCGGTGTAGTCTCTTTAAAAGACTGGAAGCTTTCACCCATTTTGTATGCCTTTTGTTGTGGTCTGCCTGTGCTACTTGTTGATTCACCACCTGTCGCAGTTCTTCCGCGTGAGCCATAACGAGCGTTAACCGGGTTACCGTTTTGGTCAGTGTAGTAACCATCGCTTAGGTTGTGTTGGTTCTGCGCTTGCGATAGCACTTTTTGGTACTCTGCATAGCCGTCACGGATAAACTGTGGGTCAGACGCTAACTGTTGCTTAACTTCGTTCGGGTCAAGTACCTCGCCACGTTGTTGTGCTTCTGCGACTAATTCGTTAGCACGTGAATCTACAAGGCTATCAATGTATGGCTCGTACCCTTTCTCACCACCATAGGTAGATAACCAGTTAGTAGAGTCTAAACCTAGTGAACCTTTCTGTTTGCTGAACTCACTCGCAACTGTACTCGCTTCTAACTTAGCCTTACGTGCATTGGCTTCGATCGGTTGTTGCTCAACCATAGTTTGCGCAGTATTTGCTTTATATGCAGCGTTGTTTTCGTTAGCGTTTTGTGTCGCACGAACTTGAGTAGCCTGTGATTCACCTAACTGACGAACAGTTTCTGGGTTACGTAGCTCGGCATTTTTCACGAAGCTAATATCTGCTGACGTCAATGCATCGTCAATTTTAGCGCTGTCATTCACGAAATTAAGTGCTTCGTTACGAGCACCTTGTCGCATTTGGTTTTGTAGCGCATAGTTGTTCGCAATACGCTCTACCTGTTTTTGATTCTCTGCATTGTTAGCTGCGTCAGCCTTCAATGCGAAGTTGAAATTGTCGATGTAATCACGGTAGGCATCTTGACGACCTTGACGGAAGCCACTATTTACTACGTCACCGCGATAGCCACCTTTGGTTGGAGATACAATAAACATAAATTATCCTTTCAATACTGATGAAACATATCGTGGCGTCGTCGCTGACCCACGGCTATAAGCTGGTGTTGCTTCTACAATCGGAGCAGCTCTATTATAACTCGGTGAAGGAATTATTCCACCTATTGTATATGCAGCCGTACCTAACAAGTTACTTAACGCTGCACCTGGGTCTGCACCAAATCTACTAAACGCAGACAATGCACCGTCGATACCAGTGATTGCTTGACCTGAAACACCACGTCCTGTTTGAATAAATGCTAAGCGAACTTGTAACCACTTGTCTTCCATGCGTTGCTCACGTAGGTTCTCGTATTTAACCGCACTGTTCATTGCGTTGCCTACAAGATTAGCTTCACGGATCGCTAAGTCACGTAGCGCAGTCTTCGTTGCACCTGTGCAATACTGACTGGCACACATCAATACCTCACGTCTTTTACCTGTCATCTGTGCTCTCGCATTTACGACGAATCGCCCTGCGGTAGTATCATACTGCGGACGATATGGGTTGGCGAAGTAGTTGTTGATTTGCTTGCCTAAGTTTGTTTCGTGAGACTGGTACTGCTCTTTGTAGTGGCTGTACATCTCTTCCGCTATACGTTGTTGACGGTTAGCTAGGTCATAAACACGGTCAGCAATCTCTTTCTGTTGCTGGTATTGTTGGGTTAAAGCCCAAAGTTGAATGCCGTTTAGGATATAAAACGCAGTTTCTTTCAACCACGAGTTTTCTTCCTTGTAAACCTTCGCGTAGAACTTACGCCAGTTGGTCTCTTCCTTGCGACGCTCGGATTCAGCTTGGGAGAACTTGCTCGCCCACTTGGAGTGGTTCTCCTTGTTCTTGTCAAACTCTTCTTTTACCCGTGCTTTAAGTGCCTTCTCGTATTCTTGGCCTTGTGCTTGTGCTAGGGCTTGATAGTTCGTGAGTGTAAACGCTACCATGTGTTATTACCCCGTATATGTAATCTTCTGAGTCTTCGCAGGTTGTACGTCACCAGACTGCATAACGTTACCAAAGTACGGTTGATACAACAGATTACTTGATTTAAGTTGCGATAAATCGCTTTTCGGTGCGGTAGGCGAAGAAATCATTTGTCCTACAGTGTTAGATAGTACACCTAGCATTTGACTAAGTGCAGCACCAGGGTCTGCCCCGAAACTACTAAACGTATTAAACGCTTTCATGATACCGTTCTGGCCATCTTGAGAAACGTTACGTCCAATCTGAATGAACTTCATGCGAAGCTCAAGCCATTTGTTATCTTTGGTGTCCTTGCGAAGTTCTTCATAGCGATAAGCACCGTTGCGAGCATTACCTCTCGCTTGCATCTGCTCGATCTCCCAAGAGAGATTATCACTGTCAGTAAACGGAGCACAGATAGAACTTGTGCATCTTGTTACTGATTCACGTGCCGCACGAAATGCTAACTTCATGTTGTTATCAAACTTGTCGCCTGTAGCTGAATAGTTAGCGCAGTATGGGTTCTCGAAGTAACCATTGGTCTGTTTACTCAATGCAATCTCATGTGGGTAGTACGTCTCTTTGTAAAAGGAGAATAGTTCTTCCGCAATCTTCTGAACACGCTCCGCGATATCATGTGTTTTATCGGCCAAGTCACGTTGTTGTTGAAACTGCTTCCACAACGCCCATAGTTGTACACCATTTAAGGCGAACATGGTTAGTTTCTTCCACCACGACATATCTTCTGAATACACCGTATTGTAGTACTCTAACCATCTTCTACTTTCTTCGATTCGTGCTGATTCTGCTTCATCAAACGCAGAACTCCATGCACTATAGTCTTTGCTGGCCCATTGGTAATAGTCAGTCCACCCAGTGTTCAGTGCACCAGGGAACTTATCTTCCGGAATGTTACTCGTACTTACAGGTGCTGGCGGGGTTACCGCAGCACCAGGTGTACCAGTTGGTGAGGTAGACGAACTACCACTAATCGGAACTTCTTGCCAGCCCATTTACTATAACTCCAATCTGTACGTTTTTGTGTGTTCCTTACCGAACCAGCTCGCATCTACTTGTAGTGGAACAGTTAAGTCTAAGGTAAGGATATTTCTCGCACGGTACACTACTTTGGCCAGACTAAGCATTTGCTTAAATACACCTTGCGATCTGTAGTCTTCCTCTACGTACGCTGCCATAATGTTTGCACCGCGAGTGCCGTCAACTTTAGAATAGATACTCACCATCATTAGTCCTACGCGTTCGTCAGCGTCATTTAATGCTTCAATGAAGTCAATCTGTGCAGAGTGCCACATAATCGCCAACATTTCTGACGGGAGTACGTCGGCTGTACCGAATTGCTCCATGTGATACTTATCTAGCAATCCACGTAACGAGTGGATTTCTTCTAAGGTTGCTTCTGGGGTTTGTGGGAATTTTACTGTTTGTACTTTCATACCGTGCCTAACTCTCTGTAACTTGTGGATAACTCAACTTGATAAACTTCCGCAGTACCTGTCATTTCTACTTGAAACTCTACGTCTCTACGACCACTAGGTAAACGGAACTTCTCAGTCTCCACTGGTTGATACTCTTTGATTAAGATGTTGTCGCCAGTTAGTCTGAACGTCACATCACCGTTATTATAACGGCTTACTTTCGCACCAGCAAAGTTTATCTGTGTTGGGGAAATCTCTTTCTTACCTACCCATTTGTATGGACGGAATTTATCCCCTCTATCCCAGCGATACACCCCGTCTTTTTCTACGAGATATAGCTCGTCGTTTGCACCAAAGGCAAACTGTGGACGATCAGAAAGTGCGATAAGATGAGAGTTATCCCAACTCGCTAAACTCACTGGGAATTGTAGACAATATCCAGCCACGTCACTAAAGAAATAGATACTATCTCTGTTGTACGCAACACTCATACGATCAGGGTGCAAAGATTGCCAATCATCAGGTGCGAAGTAGGGTGACGTGATATTAGTCGCTTGTATACCGTCAGTTAAGACCAACCCCTCAATAGACGCGTAAACCACCCCTTTAGGTGTCAACGCATAACCATGACCACCGCAACAACTCACCAGAGGGTAGTCCTCTATCGTCTTACGTACTCTGCGACAGCCGACTGTTTTACAATCTTCGATTGGCTCAATTAAATACACCGCACCACAGGTTAAAACAATGACGTTATGGTTAAACTCAATTAACGCTTGAGCAGTATCTGGTATTGTAAGCTCATCTGCTTCTTGCCAAGCATGAGGGAAGTTAGGGGTAGAGAATCTAATCTTGTTACCACTCGTAATCCCTGCAAGCTGTGTACCGTCAACTGTGACAATGTCACGTAAATCTTTAGGTGGTTCTGCATATTCCTGCGTCTCAAGTGCATAACCAAGTTCATAATCATGCTTGTCATCTACGTACGCTGCGTCAGTGATGTTAATCTCGGCAACTAAGTAATACTCACTTAGAGCATTTTTCTCCTCAATCATGAAATTATCAATCGAGGTATTAGTTTGGTCAAAACCACTCGCAAGGCGATAAATTCGCACTTTCTCTACACCATATTCAGGTGCTGGTGTTGTGAATCCGCTCAACATTACTCTACCGCCGTCATCAACATCGACAAGCTCTGTTGGTCTGCTAGGTGGACCTTCGTCACAGCAACTATTTACGTAAGTATATACATATGAACGTGACACACGTTGGTAGTCTATTGCGTCAATTAAATTCTCTGCATAGCAATGTTGAATATCTTTTAGTGGATCTAGCCGTTCAACTGTCAATGTACCTTTTGGTGAAGGTAGGCCTAGGCGAATCCATTTCGGATTGCACTCGTCGGAACACGCAGTGGCCGGATAATCGAACAACCCTGTCACAACTTGTCTGCCGCACGTCGTATTCATACGTGTAAATTCAACGCACTTGTCAAATTCTTTCCAGCAGCAGTTATCATAAAATACAGACTTAGTTGCTTTCTTGATTGCATGACAAAGTTTCTTCTCACGAAACGGACGTAACGTGCCGTGCCATAAATTTACATCAACCGCAGTTGTGGCAAAACCATCTCCTAAGAGATGGTCGTCATAGCGTGGCATTAGGCCTTTGAAGTTCTTGTACAACAAGTTCATATTAGATTCCTAGTGCTGTTTTCAATTTCTGCAAAGCGGTAGGACTTGCGATAATTGCCGTAACTAATTCGTCCTCATGTAAACTGATTACTGTCGCCACACCTGCGTTTGTGGCTGTCAATGCTGGGGTTGAAAACTGAAGGTTTGTGATCAACTCCAAGTCTTGGTTTGTTGTTTTGAATAAACCTGTTTTCGTAATGGTAAACCCATTACCTAATACTTCAGCTTTATTTACTTCAGGTAGTGTAGCTTGTAGTTTATCCACTGCGAACTTGTACGGGTCGGCAACTGTACCTGATCCAGATAGTTTAACCGTGTCAGATGAACCAAACTCTAGCTCAACTTTAAGGCCGTGCTCGGTTGCAACAATTCGGTTGTGCTGGTTAGCTAGTACAACTTCAGCTTTCCATGGGTTAGCTGATGTACCTACGCCACCTACATTTACGGTGTTAGTTGTTTTCCACACTGGGTCCACGGTCAGTTTGTTACCAGAAATTACCGCTAAGTTACCTGTCCCTTCTGCGACAGTTAATGGCTCGCTACGCACTTCTGTAACAGGTGCTGCACCGTCACAACAAGCTTGTGGGGTATAAATAGGCAATGGCGATTTGTCAACACCGGTGATACAACCATCTTTGAAAGTAATAGCCGTATAAGTGCCGTCTGGGATCTTATACTTTCTGTCTGTTACAAATAAACAGTTCCCGTCATAGTGCAGTGATTTGTTTCCTACACAGAGCGAGAACTGCTTACACTTGGTTTTACTTTCCGGCATTTCTTTACTGCACGGTTTGCAACCACAATTAGCCATAAATACCACCTGATCTTAATCGAATCTTACCTCGTCTCACACCTAGCAGTCTGTCTGCACCAGCTTGGACGATAGCTTGTTTATAATCTTTTTCGTGAATTGTCGCGAGATTTAAGTCGAACCAACGTGCCTGCTTAATGCGATATAACATGGCTAGTGCCTTGTCAATAATTGCTTCTCTGTAGTTCTGATACAGCACTGCATCTAACTCACAACAATCTTGTGTTGGCGCAACGGACACCACAACCCTTAACTTGTTCCCACTTTCAACAGGCGTAGGGCTAACTTTTAAGCTATTTGGCGACACGTACCAAATGTAGTGTCCGCTGCAAACTGGCATAGCACAAGGTTCTTTCCTTAACACCTCATACCCACAGACTTCTTGAATGCTCACCACACGGTCACAGTCTTCAAGATCCATTAAATATTCATCAGCACACGCAATTAGCTCAATGTCAAGCTTACGTCTGATAATCTGTGTCTTTGTGCAGAAGTCAATCGCAGCTTTGCGAATATAGTCTTCTGCCATTGGTTGCTCAATCCCGTCTAGCAACATGAGTTCGTCAATAAAATAAGATAGTGGTACGGTTTCAATTTGGTCTGACATTATTTAATCCCCAACTGGTATCGAGCCACTTCTCTAGCAACCAACTGCTTAAGTACTGCAGGTAACCCTTCAAGGTTGTAGTTACTGTCTTTGTCGGTCTCTGTCTTAACTTCGAGTAATTTAAAGAACAAGTTTAAGTGCTGACTTGCGAGTGAGTTTGACGACTGGCTTTCTTCATCTACCATCAATGCTCGGAAAAGTACCCAGTGTACGCCCATTGCCACGTCGATGCAGTTTGATTGTGCCACGTCAGCACTTAAATTGTTCATCTCAAACTCACGTGGTGGTGTTTCGCACATAAACTTGAGATGAACGTCCATACCATAAGGAACGGCTGGTTTAACCATAACCGAGCCGTCCTTATCCGTTAAAATTCGATAACTGGTCAACTTAAAGTCACGATTGTGTGTAAACGTCGTACAATGACGTGGGCGATAACCACCCCACTTTAACTTCTTATCATCTGTATCTTTTTCAATTTCATACAGCACGTTTCCGTCTTTGTCGCTTACACCAATGACTGATAGTACACGCTTGCATTCATCGAATACTTGGTTAATACCAGGTTTCAATTTAGCAACTTTGGCGCACTTAAATTTACTCGGGTTGAGCGTATACATCACACAAAGCGCTTCATTCCAGTATCCTAGTAGTTGTTCTTGCGTCCAACGTTGGAACTGTTTATTCGGCACTTCGTCTGTATAGTCATTTAAGTCACGCGCTGCGCGTACAATCAAGTCATTGATCGTTGTCATTAGTAGTCCACTTCGTCAAAGTTAGTTTCTTCTTCCGCTACAGGCGCTGGTTTCTCTACCTTTTTAGCCTTCGCTTTAGGTGCTTTCGCTTCCACTGTAACTTCCGCTTGCTGTTTTGCCATCGCATCAATCTGTGCTTGAAGTTCTGCGACTTTCTTCGCATGCTCTTCTTCTTGGCGAGCTAACGCTTCTTGTGCTTGGGTTAAGTTACGTTGGTTAGCTTGTGCAATTTGCTCTGCTTCCGCACGTTTCGCTGCTTCTTCTTCCGCACGTTTTTGTGCTTCAAGGCGAGCTGCTTCTTCTGCGTCAGCGCGTTCTTTCGCGATTTCTAATTCACGATTCAATGCAATTTGTGCTTGGTCGTCGGCGAATGCTTCCGGTTTTTCAGGGTCATACGCTGCAACTAAGTCGCCACGTGCCGCTAATTCGGGAACCCATGGGTAGATTGTACCGTCTGCGTCACGTAAAAATTGTGCTTTTTTTGCCATTGGTGGGGCAACATTCATTGTGTCTTGAGCCATTTCTTGGTCTCCATCTGATTGTTGGTTATAACGTTCTCTAGCTTGACGGGCTAGATCCGCATATTTTCGTGCCATAGTTTAAAAGCGTGGGTGTTACCCCACGCCCCGTGATTACACGTGAATCGGACATTCGTAGTCAAACGCGTGACCAGTCACTTCAATGCGAGCAGTGATGTCAGCTAATTTAACTTCTTTACCGTTCGGTAAGCTATCAACTTTTAAGCCAATAACTACGTACTTGTCGCTTTCGATCCAGTGACCTGCACTTGCAGGTTTTACCGCGCTGCGTTTGAACGCTTCTGCGTTAGCTGGGATACCGCTTAAGTCATCTACTAACTCTAAGGTTGTACCTGTAGGTTTCAATGTTTCTTTGCTGTATTCGCGAGCTTCTACAGAAACTACTAAGCCGTCAGCGTTTGCTTTACCTTGGTAGCCACGTTCTGCTTGAACTGGAACTACACGTACCGCTAAGTCCACTAAAGTGTGGTTAGACGGAACTTCGAATAAGTGAATAAAGTCATTAGCACCTACTTTAGCAGTTTCTAATGCTTCTGCTTGGCCTTCACTAAATAGTGGGTTTAATGAGTTACCCACGGTGAAGAAACCGTGCATATATTCACCAGCGATACGTTCAGGTACGCCATTGCTCTCTGTTCCATAAACAGTTTGACGCGCAGTAGAAGAACGGTTGTAGCGGTATGGGCCGCCTAATGTAAGAATTGCATCTGCCATCTTTTAAACTCCTTACTCAAAAGTCCAATAGCCAACTGCGATTGCATCACCGTAAATTGCTTTACCGCCCCACAACGCTGCCATTTGATATTGACGACCCCAGTAGTCTTTATCTTCGATGATACGACCTTCGGTGATGTCACCATAGAAAGCAAACGCTTCTTTCCAGAACGCTAAGATGTAATACGCTTGTTTGTTTACCGCTTGGTCGAATGCGCTGATTGTACGCATAGATTCGATTGCACGGAAGCCTGCTAATTGTCCCGGTAATTCACCAGTTAACAACATAGAAGGATCTTTACAGCATGAAATATCCGCAGCTAAACGGTATTCAGACTGGATCACTACATTGTTGAATTCAGGTGGAACGATTAAGAACATTTCGCCATTTTTCCAACGGCTGTTGTGTACTAATACGTTACGTAAATTCATTAAGTTTACTGGTAAGTTACCTGGGGTAACGCGAACTGGTGCACCTACTGTACCTAAGTTGATAGAGCGGTCACGACCCGCATTCGCACCTTTGTTGCGACGATCTGCTTCTAATACCATCGCTGATAATACGAAGCTGTGCCACATACCAGATAATTCGCGATAGCAAGAATCTAAGAAACCTGCTTCGAATTTTGACCAGAATTGGCAAAGGTTACGTTGTAAGTTGTTATCAATTTTGATTGCTTTGTAAGCTTGGTTACAAAGTGTCATTTGTACAGATGTGATTTGTACAGTGTCCGGTTTGATAACTTGGTTATCTTCATACTTACGCCATGGACCTACGTCCGGTTGTAGGATGAATTCTACTACTTGGTTACAGTCGAATGCTTGCGCTACGATACGGGTATTAACGATCTCACCCAAGATGTCTTTTTCCCAACCGCGTTCAATGATACGGCTATGGTAACCTTTCGTTGCGAGAGGAGTATCGTGGATACTGCCATAACCGGACGCTGAACCTAAACCTGCTTGCGCCATTGTTAGCTCCTATTGTGTTATTTACCTAGACGATGTGCGTCCAGTTTTGATCGATATTCACTATACTCCTGTCGAGAAATATCACGCATTTGGAATGCTCTCAACATTTTTCTAGCTTCCTCATCAGTGAATGTAAAGCCACTTTCTTCCGCTTTCGCTTCATTTGCTTTACCTGCACCGTTTGACCCACTCACATCTGCGATTGCAGACAATGGGTCTTTTTTACCGCCCATGAATGCTTTAATCTCACGAACAATAAAATCTGAACGACCGTTCTCTAAAGCTTCTTGTAACGCGTGGCCATAAGTTGCTGTAGGGAATCGGTCATCACTGGCTGCCAACTTCTCTTTAAACTCTTTCGAGTTAAAGATAGTGTCGAAGTCAGGAATCTCTTTCTTAATGTCGCCATACACTTTTTGTTTAGTTTGTGCTAAACGTTCTGCCGGTGTAGGCTCACGGAATTTTTCTTCCGCTTTTGCTAAACGTTGCTCTAACGCAGATAATTTCTTCGCAGTAGGAGCGATAAGACGTTCGCGTACTTCTAATAATACGTCGTCATCTAAATTCTCACTGTCGAAGCCTTGCGCTTCTAGCATCGCACGGAACTCGTCTGCTGACTGCGCAGTCTCTTTCTCAGATAACTGTGCACGAAGTGCAGCAAGTTCATTTTCTAATTCTGTCTCACGCTCTGACTTAGCAGGTTGTGAAGGTTCTGGTGCTTGATTAGCTTTAGCACGTAACTCTTCCAGTTCTTGACGTTGCATCTCGATTAAACGATCGCGCTCGTCTTTCTCTGCTGGAGTTTCTTCGGCATTTGGTTTAGCCGGTTCTTCCACCTGTGAAGGTGGTGCTTTTTGTGCAGGAGTTTCCGCTGGTTTTGCTTCATCACCTACAATAAATTGTTCAGGCTGTTTTGCGAATCCGGTAGTACCATCGTCGTTAATCACAACTCCGTTTTCTTCCAGTGTTTTTCGCGCCTGTTCTGCGAATTGATATTTAGCCATAAATCCGTGTCCTATTTATTGACTTGTTTCACTAATTGCGCCATTTCTGTCGCAAACTCTGCCTTACCTCGGTAGGTAAGCGCCATTGCTCGATGCTCCGGTGTGTCTGTCATTAAATACATCTTAGCCGTAGTATCATGCAACTTCTCATTGCTACGCTGAACTTTATTCAAAAAAGATACGAACTGTTGTGCTGCAAGCGGGTCTGCGAACAGCTTTGTCAACAAATTCATATCTTCTTCTGTTACATCGTAACAACCAAATCTAATCTTAGCCACGTACTGGGTTCTTCACGTTAAGTTTAGTTTGGTTCATACCGCGTTGGTCTTTAAGTTTAGGCTTAGCCATAGCTAAGTCAGCACTAGTTTGCACCGAACGCATTGTGCCAGTACGCATATCTTTCATCGGGATAGATGAAGGAATACCAGCTGACTTACCACATTTCATACAACTTGACATCTTATGCTCCATGGAAAAAGTTTTGTGGAATTAATTTCGCTACCTCGGCAGTAATTTCTTCTACCTCAATAGTCACTTTACCTAACGATGCTTCGCGACACAACTCGAACGCGTAGTACCCAGGTACGGAAAGAACCGTCAAGTTCTGGCCACAAAAGTGAGCCATAGTGTCCTCACATAACATAACTGGCTCAGAACTGACGATCTTTAATTCTTCAGGCTCAAATATACACTGACGACATTCTCCGTCCTCACAGCCATTGCCGTGTGGCATATCACCGTGCTCCACTTTAATCTTGTGTAGTACAGCACAGTCTCCGTCTTCAATCACATCGCCTACGCCATTATGTTTTTCGCCTTGGAAATTAAACGACGAAATCACCATCGCATAACCAGGGTACACTTGGAACACTCTGGATAGCGTTGATGTTGATTTTGGCGAGATTATTTGAACTGGTTTAGACATAATTAATTACCGATAATTAATTTATTTGGTAAGCAGCAACACTCTACTTCTGTGATAGTACAGAATACTTTACCTAACATTGCCTTGTTTTTCATCTCAAGAATGAATAAACCTGGGATAGTTAGGAAAACTGCGCTGTTTTTCGCTGTCAACTCGACGGTTTCACCGTTAATTTTAAACGGCTCACTCATTTCAATGTTAACAGAAGAACCAGGCTCTGCACTACAGATACAGCCATAGCCTTGTGGCATATTACCTGCTTTCGGGTGAACTTTGTGTAACACAAGTGCGTCTTCTGCCCCTAAACCGAAGGTACAGATTTTCACCGGTACACATGGGTCTACGTGGAAGATATGCGATACTGTGTTGCTAGATCGTGCATTGAACAACACATTCGGCTCTTGTGCTTGAACTGTATTACCAGCCTTACGGCTTGTTGTAATTTGGCAAGTCATAGCAACTCCAATACCTTTATAAACAAAATGAACAGTGCTGATGCTACGATTGAACCCACTAAGAATCCACGCCACCACCAGCAATATTCGCACTCTAGTCTAAACAAGTCTGCAACGGGAACAATTACCTTGCTCCAGATGAAGTCTTGCCACTTATTGATTACCTGCTTCACGTTCTACCAACTTATTGTAGATAGGTGTGATTAATGCGATGGCATCGTCATAGGCTTTATCATTAGGGCCACGTGGCTCTAGGATATAAGGTGGTTTCCAATATAAGCGTTTTTCGCCTTGGAATGTACCATCTTGTGCGTACGATAACTCATCGCCTTCACGGAAACGTACTACCACGTTAAGTGTGCCGCCACCGTCGCGAACTACTTGGCCCATGCCTTTGAGCACGTCGTAAACTACGTCGCCAAGCTTCATTTTACGTCCATTAAGTGAACTCATAGTTCTTCCCCTATTTTGAGATTACAACATATTCTATTATAGAAGTTAGTAAGTAGCAACTAACTTCTGTAAAATTTTTTACTTAACTACTGCTGAGGTTGTTCAACTGGTGGTTGGCCAGGCTGTGGTTGACTCTGTAACGCTACCATTGGGTCAACTTGCGCTTCGTCCTCACCGCCAATCTTATCCATGATGTCATCAAGGTCGTAGTCAACCAAGTCGAGTGCTTGTAACACTCTATCCACAGCTTTGTCAATCGCTTCAGGTTTAACTCTACCAGTTTGAGCAAAGCTCGCCACCACTTGTGCTGCTTCAAGCATATCGTTTTTCTTAAGCTCTTTCTCCATGAGACCGCTAGCACCGCGAGCGATTACTTTGGCGTCTCCCTTAATATCTTCACGATCGTTAAACTTGAGATTATACATATATAAAGCAGTTGCAAATGGAGACACTACATCGTCATCAATGTTAGTAATCCCGCTCTGCACACCTTTCAGTGCGTTACCATACAACATTGACATACCACGGAACGTACGGTTAGCACCTGTACCGACAGGCTGACCGTGAATACTTGCCGGAATTTGGGTCATAATATCTGCGAGAGACATGAACCACTGACACACATTACTTAGTGATGCCGTGTTATTTGGGAAGTTGTGGAACACATAAGCAGGTCGTCCACCACCAACTGGGTCTGGGTCAACTGGGTTAACTGTGAACGGCTCAACATCACCTACTTGGTCGTCCGTAATCCATTGCTGAATGCGACTAAAGTCAACCTCACCAATCGGGCCACTGGAGTACTCCATATTTTTAATCATGCCACGTAGACAGCTTTGGAACGCACGCTCAACCTCACGCACTTTTTGTGCAATGCCGTAACCCATGATGCCGTTACCTGTCTTCTCGTAGCTTGTCACATAGATAGGACGTTTGTGGCCGTTAGGGTTAGGGTTAATCACCACTTTCAGCGTGAACCAGCCTAGCGTGTGAATGATACACTCGTAGTACTCGTTATCTTCTACTTCAGTTAAACCATACTCTTTTAGCGTCGCACCACGTACTGACCCATAATATTTAAGTACTTCTAATGAAGTTTTACCATCCCACGGAATAATGTCGTTAGAATCTTCTGGGTTGCTACCTAACCAGTTCACCGGTGTGTTACGGTCGCTGAAATGTTCAAGTGCTGCTACCACGTTTTCCTTTATATAGGAATCAAGTTTCGCCATTTTCACTAACTGCTGACGTGAGTAACGCTTGCGAACGATTACATACGAACCGTCTTGTGTATCTGTGCTATCGGAAGACCAGAAAAAGTCAAATGGACTAACATGGTTGACTGCATAGACTACCTCATCTTTAGCCTTCAGAGTATTACCACTCCACACAAAATTCGTCCGCACTTCTGGTACTGGGCCTTCTAACACCGCATACGGATAGATACAGAAGTCCTGCAAGAATTTCTTCATTGCTTTATTATACCCACCATCAACGCACTGATCCCACATCACCGTTTCCATCGCTTTCGCTGCATTGTTAGCAGCTATTAACATAGCATCTCGTACATACTTCTTCTCATCGCGAATGAGTTTCTCCATGTCGTGCTTAGTTTGTGGAATAACATTCTCCACTTTACCAAAGATAACCTCTTTGACACGCATCAGCACTTCGTCTTCGATCTCTTTATTAAGCTCTGGAATTGGTGTAGGCTCAACCGTAAACGGTGTCCCACCGCTACCAAATAGCAAATCTCTAATCCACGCGTTAAGTGCGCTCACTTTTAACTGCGTAAGACTAGGCATCGGCATATTACCGAATGCTTCTTTAATATCACATGGTATTTCACCATAATATTGTGCATAGCAATTATGTAGCACTTCTTCCGCTGTATAGTCCCCGAACTTGTGTGAAGCTCTGTGGCGCACTGCTGCATCAAAGTCAGACTTCACCATGCGAGCTAGACTGTCTTTGAACTCAACCGCTCTTTCTCCCTTGCTCTCACTTAGCTTTTGTGCGAGACCTAGGCGTTCTTTAATTTCCATTACCTACCCCTTAGTACACACGTTTGGACGCTGAACGTCTGTAAGTGTGCTGGTTTTGTTGATTATCCGAACCGTGACGTATACCGTTACACAGGTATTGAACCGCATCAGCCAAATGGCTGAACTCATTTTTCACCGGTTCACTTGAGAAGGTTTGCCCTACTCCGCTAATCTTCAATGGTCGGTAGTGGTAGCCGCCACGGAAGCCGTCGATTATTTTCTCACATCGCTTGTCGATCAACAAGCCACCTCTACGTTGCAAGAAGCTAATCACACTATCTAGTCGTGCCTTAAATTTATTCGTCGGTGCATTCTGCGCCTGTATGCCATACTGGCGAAGCACCTGAACAGGTGTCTCACCTCTGTTACTATCTCGTGGGTTGGCCGGGTCAGTGTACGCCACCACCTGACACCCTGGGTAATGTTGTGCCAAGAACGGCTTTAACACGTCACGTACAAATGGTACGAACGGCATATCGAGTGCCAACAACTCATGCTTAATTTGCAGCACACCCATCTCTAGTTGTCCAAACGCCACTGCAGGGTTAAGACCTGTGGTATCTATACCAAGAATAACAGGATAGCCGTACTTAGCTTCAAGTGGATACTCACACACCATCTCTTCCGCCCAATACTCCTGATATACCGGACGACCGTCAAAGTTGCTCCCATATTTACCCATAATCTCTGTGTCAATATAGTGTTTAGGTTTGCCGTCCAACTGTCTGCGATAGTAGGCATACCCGAATTCACGTCGTTGTTCACGTGTATACACCACACCTTCCGGTGGTGGTTTCTGGTTAAGGTACTCCAAGTTCTCCGCGTCTGGGTTATCTATATACTCTATCTCACCCTTAGCATTTATCTTCTCTATAAATGGTGCAGGTTGGTGGAATATCTTACTGCTCTCTGTTGGGTTACGGTCAAGCTTGGCTATCCAATGGTCTTCCCCCGGTGGGTTGCTATCGAATATCACACCACTAAATGTACAACCACCTGTGTTCGTACGCTCATCATAAGGTGGGAAACGCCCCACACGCTCTTTGCACGCATCAAAAACTTCAAAGGCCACTTCTCGCGCTTCGTTTATAAAAATCATGGTGAACTCCATAGACTTGAGTTTCTGTACGTCCTGCACGTTTTCCAACGCAATAAACACGAACTCCGTATCGAACCGTGTCCCATCTGGTAGCCCACCTGTAAAGCGTGACGTCATTGGCGCAGTCTGTTTAACCGGCGCAAGTAACGGTGGTACCCACTCACTAAATGTTTTAATAGTAGTCAAACGAAGGTTAGGATAGGTCGAACGCACTAACCCCATGCGTGTGCGTCTCACCCCATCTGGCCCAGGTGCTTGGTCAAACCCACGACGCAGCAGTTCTTGTATCATCATCACTGACTTACCCGTACCAACCCCTGCGATAACGCCACGTACGAACTCATCGCTTGTATGGAACTTTATCGCTGTTGGAGACGGTTTATATGTCGGCATCACTATCTGTGCCATGGACTACTCCTCTGTATACCACGTAGTAACCAGCCCAAGGACTAGGCCCACCACGAACATTATCCCACTTACTAATAGCGGACTGACGTGCTCACTCCACGCGTTAGACACCAGCCCATACCAGAACACTGCGAAGCTCACCCCTACCATCACACTACTTTTGAGTGCATCTTTGTTTTTGTCACTTAATTTAAATTTCATCTACTTTCTCCGGTTGAACATCAATAACGGTTGCACTAGACCCTTGGAAGGCCTTTGGTGGCTCAAGCCCAGGGGCAAAATTTACGACCAGTTGCACACCACTTTGTACCACTTTATCTTCTTTTAGTTTAGCCTGCACTGCAGGGTCAAGGTTGGCTAAACGAGTTACCGTCTCAAAGGCTTTGATTTTGTCCTTATCATCACCATAGGCGATAATGTTCTCCATTACCGTTAGCCCTTGCTCCGCCACACGACGTGCGGCTAAATGAAATGCCCCACTCGCTGCCTGCGAAAGTACCGCATTTTCTGTCTCTTTATAGACCTGCTGGAACAACGGACTGGCTTTTAAGTTCTCGTACTGATACTTTGTTAAGCCATATGTTTCTAGAATAGACTCCTCGTCCACAGGATTGGCGATAAGCTCTAAAATTAACGCACCCCACTTACCAACATGGAAGTGACCTTGGTTTGCCGTCTTCCCGTACTCCATCGGTTTAGCATTAAAGTCTATGCTAGATAGAATATCGGAAAGGTCTGGGAGTGCTTGATTTTCTGCGACTTGTGTACCTGCTTGTTCATCAGGCAATGTTGTGTCTATTGTCATACCATCTGTCAAATTCGACATCGCTCGCCCCTGTTAATTTCAATGTATCTATCATATAGCGAATTGCATCTGACTTCGTTGCCCCATTGTGCATACAAAATGCGAGCAGTTTGTCATGATACTCATCTTCCAACTTTAGTTGAACTGTGTTCATTGCACCACCTTATAATAATGTAATCTTGTTAGTGGATCTTAACATAAAAGGTGTTGACAGGGAATAGCGAAAATGTATAATGATTCTTGCAGTTTAAAAGTTGTTTTTCAGATTGCAGTTCTTGATTCCTTTTTGAATTTTAACCCCGTAGCTTTTCTAATTCACTTTGGGCCACGGGGTATTTTTACCCTAAAAATTTTTAGAGGACTGCGATACGCCCCCGTAGGTAGGGGGTGTGGTCCATTGGGGGTGTACTGTCTACGAGTAGCGGTGACAGGTTGAGGTGGGTGGAGAGTAGTGCGTAAAACAAAGTGCGTCATGGATTTCTCTATTCGCTCGGTAAAACTGAGTGTACTTTAACAGTAGAGATCAACTTGGTACAGCTAGGATTTCTGGATTTTGCGAAATGTCTTGTGTAAAGTACTGTGTTTATGCTTACCCCTCGGGCTACCCGACGGTCCAAACCCACGGGGGTACCAAGCGCGCCATGTCGTAACCACGCCCCGACGAGGAACGAGGAGGGGAGCTATATTCGTAGCGAGCGGAGCGAGCGTAGCAACGAACAACCAAGCCTTACTAAGAACAACATAGCCTAACTAAAAACACAACAAATTTTTGTTGGGTGGGTGGGCTGGCTTCGCTCCCCGAACAATCTTAGTCACGCTTGGAAATTCTATGTACTCTTAGTTATCCTGTGTTTAACTAAGTCACCTTTAAATCTACTTAGTGTTTTTAATTTTCCTAGTCACCCTAAGTTAGTCACGTAGTCTGCATAATCGTTTCAGTGTTCTAAGTGTTCTAAGTGTTCTAAGAGTTCTAAGTGTTCTAAGAGTTCTAAGTGTTCTAAGAGTTCTAAGAGTTCTAAGTGTTCTAAGTGTTCTAAGAGTTCTAAGTGTTCTAAGAGTTCTAAGTGTTCTAAGAGTTCTAAGTGTTCTAAGAGTTCTAAGTGTTCTAAGTGTTCTATGCACCCAAACGCACGGCACACCTCTTTACTTCCTCATTATATAATTTCTATCTTTTCATCTGATGCATTAAATAATTTCTAACGCACATTTCCCGCTTTGCATATTTATGCACTTTTTATTCACTAAACTGAATAATTATGCAGTTTCTATTCATATTGTTGGATAACGTCTAATCTCTACTACTTACACGCCCAAAACTACCTCGCTTTTCAATAATCCTTAATATACGCCCTGCTTACGCATCGACAATATAATCCACACAATCACATTGCCTGCTATGAAATACTTCGTCTATGCTCGATTCACGAGGTCGAATTCTCAAAGGCGCTGAGTTTAACCTTGCTAAATCCGTGGCTATGTACTACCTAGATTGTGAGGTTTTAGAAATTATCTAATGAAACCCAGCGATTTTAGAAATTATCTAATGAAACCCAGCGATTTTAGAAATTATCTAATG